GGAAATGTAGCAGGATGGATCTTTTTATCTCTGATGTCTCTTTTTTCATAGAAAAATTGCCATACACCTAATTGGCACTTGATCCATTCTTTAGCAGTTATACAGCTCAAATGATTGGTAGGACATTCACATGTTTTAAGATGGCCCAGCTTCAATTTTTTACTATGAAGTTCATGACCAGTTAGCACTACTCTGGTATTATGCCTATTTGTGTCAGTGATGGTAGCCACCTCACATTGTAGTTCTAAGTCGTCCGATACCATATTTAATCCCATTTTTCCAGTTCTGTCATAGGTCTTCAGGTCATTCTGACCTTCTGCTATAGAGTTATCTTTAATAAGCTCTTTGGATGCATGCATAACCATCTCTCCTCTGATTCTCTACTCCCACTATTTTATATTCCAAGTCTTGAAATCCAACAGGACTTCCAGTGACTTTTTCGCTCAAGAGATCCCAAAACCACTCCCAATCGTTATCTATACAATTTGGAACCCCAACATCGACAATCACAGATGCCCAAGGGGATATATCGGAGCCTGTAATTATTTCTTTTATCTCGTCATTTGTTAATGGTCTGTTCCTGCAATCTGGATATTTGCCGCCGTCTATTTCTATTTGATCCATGATTTTACCTCCTACACAACGGGCAATCGTCTACCGCGCCCGCATGATACGGTTTTCCGAAGTAATGTTCTAAGGCGAGCTTTACTTCATCTAAATTTGCGGCGCAATATGTCTTTCTTGTCCCGATAGATATTTTGTATTCGTTATAGTCGTTTTCTACTTTAAATGTCATTTTTAAGCCTCCAAGTATTGCCTCGATCCAATAACATGTATAGATTCGTTCCCATCGTATTCTTCGATCTCAAACAATGTCCCAGGCTCTAACCATTTTACCTCTAGGTCCCTCGCGCCGCCCGAATAAATTTGTGGATATTTTCGCTCTGCTATGATCCTTGCTTTTTCATTGTCCTCATCCAAAACTGCCTCTACGATTTCACGATCAAATACAATATCTGGGTAATCTTGATTCCAAGAATACCATCCTGCACCCCAATCAGGAGAGTAAAGTACAGCTACCTTACCATCTTTGATATATTTTTCCATTTTTAGCCCTCCTCAAATATTCTCCACCAACACAGTATTATTGAATTCCCTCTTTCTCTTCTTATCGGCCCTACTAGATGTCTGCGCCTCGAATTTATCTCTGAGCAACCACCTCAATTCTATTCCATCCCAGGATTCGGGGATATTGCCCGCTTCTATTTGCTTAATTATCTTGTCTCTAACGGTGTTTGTCAAATCGGTTACAAACTGAATCTGTTCTTGGGAGTCCATTTTAACGCACCTCTATACATACTAGTATCTACTAGTATATATAACTTCGCATCTCAAACTACCTCTCTTACATCAGATGTCTTAATCCAGGCAACCGCGCCCTCTCCGTCATCATCGACGGACGCATTGTAATTCTCCCATATAGAGATCCAAAATCTATCGCCTAATAAATTTTCTTCCCACTCACCAAAATAAGCCTCTGGAAATTGTTTATTTAAGATATGAATAGCCTCTTCTTTGTGTCTAACTATCATATCCGGCGTTATTCCATCTGCATATCTTATATACATCCTAAATCCCCTCCCGCCAGTTTTGCGGCAATCCCTCTTCCTCTTCCAGATAATAAATCTCTGAGCTTATTGCGCTATATACATTTGAATTTGAAAGTCCTCTTACTTCTAGCTCAGTTTTTGCTGCCTGTAGCAGCTTGATGAGTTTCGAGGGCATCTCATGCCACTTCCTCAAATTCCCGTAGTGGAGAATAACACTGCGGACAATCTGCTTGATCAACAAGCAACTCACCAATGCCCCAAACACGCCCACATCGGGAACACTGTTTAAATTCGATTTCGGTCAAGGCCATGTTTAGGCCACCTCCTCCAATTCTATCGCGTAAAAACCTAAATATTCTTCATCTAGTTTATCAAGCAATCTCTGTTCCCAATCTTCTTTAGTTACATCGATTCCAAGAGCTATTGCATCATTTGTCATCTCTTCATCTGATGCGTCTCCCTGGCAATGTCCATCTTCCCAAAGATGGTAAGCTGCGAGCAAAATACCCCTCTTTTCATACTTTTCATATAATGCCGCTCTCGCATTCTGTTCCGCCTCCATCAATATATCCAGATCTTCTATGCCATCTTGAATGTTTTGAATCTGTTCTCTAAAGCTCATCCTCAACACCTCTTAATGCTATTTCTTCCATCACTGCTTCTATCATCTCATCCTTAGTTCCGGGGACTATTTTTATAGGATTAATACCCGATCCATCCCAAAACATATCATTCTGAAAATATGCATGGCCCACTATACGATAAGCTGCCATCTCCAATAGAGAAGGCTCTAGATAGAGCCATAGTAAATAATTATCCGGCCCATTCCACTTCTTTATCCTTTTTCCTGTGTATGATCTAAGGTTAGTGATTATCATTGTCCCGCCTCTCTATTTCCTCATCCAGTTTTTTCTGCACAAACGCAGAAAAATTAAGCTCCCGATGGTTCTTAAGCCATACGTCCTGATCCGGTCTAATAGAAATCGCCCGGCGGATAATATTTTGTTCCGTTTTAATCACCTCAACATTACTGATCCATACTTGTATCTAATGGTATATAAGCTTATGCACGACAATGGCCATATTCAGCCGATCGACAACTATTTATACTACCAATACCATATGTATGAATTGCGCGGGAAAGGAATTTCCAAATCCGGGGCATGGCCGGAGGCTCGGCAACCGGATTGACCCGTAGCGAATCGAGCTTCTCGCGAGATGAGCGTCCGAAGCTGAGGCAAGAGAATAATAATCCCTCGGGATTACAATCCCTCGGAACGCTCCCCTTCGGGTCGCTATACCTCAATCTCCTGAAACGGAGATTTCGGAATCCTAAGGAGCGATTTCAGTGATCGTCTATCATGTATGTGGTGCAAACAAACTTCGTAGGTATAAACAAAGCGGATTTATAAAACCACCAATAAGGGGATGGGTAACAATTCAAGAGGCGGAACGTTTTAGTAAACAAACAGGAAGGCCAATTATTCTTCGGTTAAAGTTCCCAGAAAATGCAAAAGTTCTTGAAGGACACAGAGGTATGGCAAGATATATAGAAACACCTTATGATGTGAGGGATTTATTTGGAAAGACATAGGGATAGTGATTTTTTTGAAGGTGGAGAGTTTAAATATCCTCCTGATGCATGGATTTTAACTAAAATATACAAATGTTCTAATTGTGGAACTATTGTGGAGTCCGGGACAAAAAAAGTGTGTCCGGGGTGCGAGAAGAAGATGAAGATGATTATTTACTAAAGATTTAAATTTTGAGTGCCATAAAATTTCCGGGCTGCCTTAATTTTTCTCCCCTAAATTTTCCTGGGCTTTATTTTTTTGTCACCTTAATTTTATCCGCTCTATTTTTTTTTGTCGCCATAAATTTCTTGGCCTTAATTTTTCTGCGCTCTAAAAATCATACGGGAAACTATAAATACCATATGCACCATATAACAAACTCGGAGGATTAAAAATGTCTCGTGCTGTACCACACACAATAACTTTTGCAACCGATATAGACCAATTTTTAGACACAATTCCCAAGGGCCAGAAAGCAAAATTTGTGGCCGATGCGATTAGAGGGACGGAAGATTACATTCGATGGCTGGCAGAAATCTCCGTTTCAGGAGATTGAGGTGAATATAATGAGAGTAACTTATTATGCTTATGTAGGCGGAACCATAGATATAGACGCAATTGACTTTAAGGGAATGAACGAGGATCAGAAGAGAGATTATATTGCCGACTATGTTACCGAGTGTGCGAACGAAGATTTGGATTCACATTTAACCTGGGAAATAGATGAGGAATAGAAAGGAGCTAAGAAAGCATGAAGCGATATTTCCGTTATACGATTGAGTGGAACCGGGAGACGGCAAGTGAAGTTGTCGAGATGGACGTTGATGATAACATATCCGAGGACGAACTAAAATCGCATGTATCTGACGCCATGTGGAACGATATTATTAACAACAATATAGATTCGTGGTCGGAAGAGATCACTAAAGAAGAGTACGAGGAAGACCAAGGAATGTAATTCCGAGGAGTGGTGATATGAGTCTCATAACCGAAACCAAGAAGCTCCGGGAACTGGAGCAGAAAGCGCAGGATGCGCCGGATTGGCCTTCCCCTGTAGAAGAAGTTGTTTACACCGATGCGTTATTGCAGCATGCCCCGGCCATGTTCTCCGTTCTCGCATGCTTTAGAGATGGAGACGCGGAGAGACTTGAGCGAGCATCAGAGCGACTTAGGATAGAATCGCTTAGATGGAGAGAAGAGGATCGACTTGATGCGAAAGAAGACATTGACGCATACAGGCGATTGCAGAAGGCAGCTTCCTTGATGGAGCAGGAATCATGATCTATCAAACTCCGTGGGGCGATTGGGCATTTGCGGCAGCAGGAATAATTTCAGATGATTATGCCTCGAAACCAGAAGCAATTAGAGCGCGACGTAGAGCGATAGTGAAGATGGAGCAGGAGGCGAGAGAAGGATGATTTGCGGAGAGTGTGATGCTCATTATGAAAGCCATGAGCAATATGCAGGCAAACCGTTGCATACCGGATACTGTAATAAAATGATGCAGAACGTCAATAAGTGGGATCGATGTCTGTATGAACCAAAAGAGGTCCAGCCATGAGCCCGGACATTGCTAGACGGTTGGTGGCATCACTGAAGTATGATGTTATAAACGGATCTCAGGACGAAAAAGCGATATTCGCTTCCCAGGTCCGAGAGGCAACCTCCTATATTAACTCCCAGGCGGCTCAGATCGAGGCCCTGAAGGAGAAGCTGGTGGAAGAAAGAGCGCAAGTCTTGGCCGGAAAAGGCAACCTCATATGGGAACCATTGCCAGATGATGATCGGCCAGATGGATTATATCCGGCTCTGGTGATACGAGGAAAGGCATATTGGCGTACCGTGGCCCATCAGCAGATCGAGGCCGAGATGGTGGGGGTGGAATGGGAATGAACGATGATTGGTGGCTTACTATTGATGATCCGGTTGAGCTTGGAAAAGTGATAGCAGAACGTGCGCTGATAGCTGTGATGGAAGCGATGCAATGAAGACCGCCCGAGAGCTATTGATGGATGGCCTGAAAGCGATGGGTGCTGATGGGCTCTGCAATCGAGATGGACAATGTGGATGCGGAATATGTGATCTGGCTCCTCTCGGAGATTGCATTAATATCGAGATGTGCGAAGCAGCAAAATTCATAAAACCAAGATCGGACGAACATGAGTATTGGGATGAGTATCCAGATGGGTACTATACTCCGATACAGGAGGAGCAATGAGCAACTCTGTAGATATCTGCCCGTTCGATGACGATCTTACATGCCCGCTTGATTACCACACATGTGAAATTTATCGGGAGCGAATGGAGGAGGAGCAATGAGCGAAGATATTTTGGAGCGGGCGAAGAAAGCCCTAATTGACGACGATATGACATATGAAGATTACGACGAATGTATCTCTCTTCTTATCGCCGAGGTCGAAGCCAAGAATAAGCAGATCAAGGAATTACAGGATATCATAAACAAACCGCCAGAAGAGGCTCAATGGATGACAGATTATCATCTTCTGCAATCGGCATTGGACGGTCCTATAATCGAGTCTGCTCGACGGTGGCATGGGGCATTCAGGAAAGCTCAAAATAGCAATCTAATCAGACGGCAACAGAATGAACGGCTGGAAGCCGAGGTCGAGCGGCTGCGATCTCATCACATACAGATAATGGGCAAAATCCGAGCGTGGATTTTAAATGATTGTGCCGAGGTATGCCGGGGATTCGACTGGCGGGACGATGAAATAACCCGCCTGAGAAACGAAAGCGACGCCTGGAAAGCCAAGGCAATCGAGGAACGATTCCAACTACTCTGCTGCTCTGAATATGAACCGCCAAGAACCGAAGCCAGCTTGAGGACACAAGCAGCCAGCGAGCTTGAGGAGGAGATGCAATGCAAGAGAGAGGAATAGATATCAGAAGGCTTTCACCCGAGGCGATTGATAACATAATGAGCAGATATGAGGAACGAATCGAGCAGCAGGATGCCCGGATCAAGGAGCTGGAAGAGATGATTAGGCAGCTCGGTTCACTTGCGTTCATGGGCGATATGCCACTCGATCAAATCGTCGCTCATTTTATTGCATGGGGACAATCGAATTACGACTATACTTCGCTGCTTGAGGCGGCTTTCCTGGATTCTTTAGCGGCTAGGTTGTACTATGAGCATTATCCTGGTGTGAGTGATGCTTATTCTTGGCATGATTACCCGGAGGATGCTTGCCATTGCATGCCAAAAGAAAAATTCAGAGAGAAGGCCCGCGAGGCGCTGGAGAGGATTAAAGGAGGGCGGAAAGGATGAGGGACGCTCTTGGTATTCTTGCAGCAGTTGCCATAATGGCCTGCATGATGGTGATTAGTATGCAACTTCAAGAGATCATAGGGTTGATGAAATGATCCCCGCTGACCTGCTCGATAAGCTCCGAGAGAAAGACCCTGATCTATGGGAGAAGATCGCAGAGACCGCTCTCTCGGAATATGAATACCATGATGAGGAGTTCAACGAGTGGATATCCAATGCCATAACTTATACAGACCTGTTTGAGCCCGCGCAAGAAGCATGGCTACAGCATTGCCTGCAAGAGGCGATCCGGGCGCGAGGATGGCGATATGGGATAGATTATGATACAGATCGGGTATGTGCAACCGTCCTGAAAAATATCGATTCTGCATGGAAATTGATTGGAGTAGGATATGGCTCCACCGAAGCCGAGGCCCTCATGAGGGCGTACTTATCCGCGCTCTCGGGTGAGCGTATTTAGTTGCGCTCTCATGCGAGGCATACCTGGCGGCATATGATCGAGATTAAGACTCGGACAACCCTCAAGGACATGACTTCCGACCTCTCTACTCTTCTTTTTCTTGAATCAGAACTTAAAAAGAGAAAATCTCTTTCTTCTAAGACAGACCTTATTAGTAACCATAATAAATTTTCAGACATAAAAGAAATTATAAATTTCCTTCCAGAAGAATATATCGCCCCGCTAATAAATGGGATAGAACTCGAAATAAAAGAAGAACTTCGAGAGGCGCGAAGAAAACATAAAGTCGAAATGCATCGAATGGAAAACAAAAGTCTAGACGAGTTAATTAAAATCAATTCACATTAATAAAATCTTTTAAATACTTCGAAATTCTTTCCTGTTTTGACTCCTTTAATTAAAGGACTTTTTCAGGTGAATTAAATGGGAAAGATATACGGCGATGTTGTGAACACAACTATCAAGGTGCTCAAGGAAATGGGCGACGCCACCGTTAAGGCCGCAGCCGAGCAGATGATTAGACTTCAATCCTACATGATTGAGTCCCAGTCCGCTCCCAAGGCCGCAGGGTGGACCGAGGAAGACGGCGATCATGTTATTAAGAACCTTAAGGCTCTTAAGCAGATGCTTGATACTAACGTAGATGTCATGATCAAGGTCACTCAGGATGCTTCTGGTATGCAGGTCGATGGCGACCAGCTCGCTATTGACGGATACAAGCTCAGTGGCGTGAGCCCCGATACTCAGTAGACTTGCGTTTCAGCAAGTCGTCCAGCACAGTCTTTCTTGACTGTGCGCGTTTATTTTTAGGTGTTATCATGAAGCTAAAAATATTAAAAAATTTTAGAGTTGGATCGGTTTCCGACCCGAAAGGATAGAAAAATGGATAAAAATGGGGTGGGTTGAGAAGGTTACGTTCCCATAACTTCTTCTTCTTTTATTACTTGTTTTAACTTTTTCTATTATCGATTTAACGATTTAATCTCTCTTTGATTTTATCGAATTTCTCAAAAGCATCATCAAGCACCTGATTAATATGCTTGACAGACTCGCCTATATTATCCAAGCTTTGATTCATCGCCCCTATCGCCTCTGATCGTTGCTTAATCGCCTCTAATTCCGCTTCAGATATCTCCATTCATCTCACCCGGATCACAATCTTAGTTATAAGTTAAATATTCACTTTAGTATCTTTTGAACAATTATTTTATTTCGTGTCCTAAAATTTCATTCCAAAACAACCTCCAATTTCTCTCCCAAAAACAAATTTCCCGGAGCTAATTCGTAGTTGAATCCTGAAACTTTTTCTTCGATTCTACATTCCTTTTTTATATTTCCGTTAATTTTAAAAATTTGCTCTGTATCATCAGGGACAAAAACCACATCCTCTCCCGAGTAAACTAAAATCCGACTTTCGACTCCTTCTGGTAGCCTTTTTGCAGGCCATGTTTGGATAAAACAGGTCATTTTACTCACCCTTCATTAACTCTGCCATCTCATATTCTTCCCAGATCCTTTTTAATTCGTCTTTTACTTCCAATGACTTTTCAAGTTCAGCTAAACTTAAGCGGATTAGCTCTCCATCTATTCTTTTAATAGCTTCTCTGGTATCCTGATTCAGAGGAGCTATCTCTATTTCGGGATGACTCCTCTCCATAAAACAATTCTTTGCGGTATTGATTATTAGAAGTCTTTTGAGTTTTCTTAGTCCGCTCCAGAGGGTCTTACTCTTCTTTTTTTCTCCAGTCAATTCTTCTTCAAGCGCCGTTATCCTCTCTCTTAATACCAGAACTATATCGTCCCGGTCTTTGATTGTTATCGGCTGAGAGAACCACTCGTATTCAACCCCTTTTCTTTTTGGGAACCTATCTTTTATCTCTCTGATTATTTCCGCCTCTGTTGCGTTAATAGGCATGGTGAAAGAAGGTTCTCCGGGCAATGAAGTTACGGTTACCTTTAGCCTCGGTGTCTGCATATCTCCCTCCTATTGTTCTGTTTTAATCTATTTCTCTTTTAGATTCTACAAACTCTACCTGAGTAAAATCTCCAAGTCCGCACCAATATCTAGCAACAAAAGTTGTGGGTTTTATTGACCCATGTGAAACATCTGATACTAAATCTAGCTGAAACGGTATAAACATTTTTTTATCCCCATTCCTCTCCTATAGAGGTCTGTGCTTTTTTCTCTGATTCTTCCTCTTCTTCTTCGTTATTAAGCAGGCTCATATCTGTGGCATATATCTTAATCCATTTCTTTCCTCTATGCATTCCGGTGGTCTCTATCCTAATTCCGTAGATCTTTCTCAGGTCGGGTTCAATTCTCTTAAGCCTGGACAAAAGCTTCGCGCTGTTATTAGGAAGTTTTTGGTCATATAGTCCAATATCATTTGTTGCCGCTACCCATTTATTGAAGTAGGTGTTAAACAGCGCTTCAGTAGATATTCCCCATCCCGAGCTGTTCTGGAAATCTACTCCGTTATATTGCCTTACGAAGTCGATAAAGAACTCTGTAACAGGTTCTGCCTCAAGAGAAGTCTGGCTCATTCCAGCCTGATTCAGTCTATAGGCTTTATCAAAAGGCGATTGAAGATTCAGGGCCTTTGTCAAATATCTTCCAACAGAAGCATACGTTGTTAGCCTAAATTCCGATTTGTCTCCCGCTTTTGGAATTCCATCCCTTAAATAACCCTTAACGAGGGATAAAACTGCACCAAATATAACCGAGCGATACTCGCTGAATTTTTCGTTTAAATACTCTTCTGAAACGTAGTTGTCTTCTGGCCGGGAGATCTCTATACTAACCGTTCTTTCTGCCAAGTCTCCAGAGCCGGATTCAAATATTTGAGAGTTAATAGCCGTTACTATAAGTTTTGATCGTATGTCGATCAAAACTTGATCATTGGTAGTGTAAAGTTCCCTTGTGGGAATTACTCCACCCGTGACTACGTTGCAGAGCACATCAGAAGTTTCCCTGTCTATCATTGAGACATTATCCAACACAGCTACTGCGTTATGCGAGAGAAGACCTATTAGATAATTGATATCCTTCGGCTTATTCACCAACAGCTCCGATTTGTCCCCCTCGACCGGATCTAATAATCTTTTAATGATTCGCCCCATGAAAGACTTTCCAGAACCTCTTGCTCCGCACAGGAGAAGAATAGGACTCTGAGCCCAAGGCAACATTGCATTAATTATCCAGGTCAACAAAAGAGTTTGCTGTGCGGGGTCTTTTACGTTTACAATCTCAAACAATTTAAAGATGTTTTTTACGCTTTGTGACGTAGGAACTTCCTGAATTCCCTGGTTCGTTTCTTTTATAAAAGTGATGTCTGTGTCCGGATAAACGCCGAGTCCATCCTTTGTTATTTTTACAAAGTTGTTGTTTCCCAGGTCGTACCAGATAGTTTCCCGATCTCCTCCTATCCTTCGGAATATCTCTGTTTTTTCTCCCGTTGCTACACACTGTCCATCATAATGATTCATTACGTAGCTTAAAACCGATTCGGAGGGGAGTTTATCTATAACTTCTTCTGATGTTGTAGCGATCCAGTATCTTGTAATTTTAGATTTGATGGGAAGTAGGTTTATTCCCACACTTGAATAGTCGTTGAGCTTAAAGTAACTGTTGTTGTTATGATCCCTCAATAGCTTAACTCTTTCTCTCACAATCTCTATTACATTATCAGTAATGGTCTTTTTCTGTTTCTTTATGCCTGGAAACTCGGCATAAATTTCATCATCTGATTTATCTGTAAATAGCTTAATGAGGGAGAATAACCCTCCGGCTGCGCCGCAACCGTGGCAGTAATATCCATCGTGATAAATACTGAGCGAAGGTTTCGTATCTCCGTGGACAGGGCAACACATTTGGAGGTATCTTCCTCCATCATAGGAAATATTGAGATTATGGTCTCTCGCCCATTGAGTTGCGCTTGGAATATTTTTCCCCGGCTTAACATCGGGCAGGACCTGGGGAAGAATAACTTCCAGGTGTTTTAGAATGTCGTCTACTTCTTCCGGCTCGGAGTAATTAATCCAGTGCCGGGTAAAATCTCTCCGGGTTCCATCTTTTTCTTCTGCTTCTTCTCGCTCTATTTCCTGTGGAGACATCTCCTTGGAAGGAAGAATTGCATACCCGTCTACCGCTTTTATATCTACCGCAACCCCATTAATCCGGGTTACGGAGCGGGGGACGACAAGGCTTCTTACTAGAAACGATATTCCTCCACTTGGAGTTCTCATTATGCAATTTTTAAACTTGCTTAAATATAAATCATATAAATTTGGATCGTCTATATCAACCAACACAAGATTATTATGTCCTGTTAGAACCGCCCAGTCTGCATCGTCGAACTGAGCAATCCACCTATAAATCTGATGTTTATCGGGCTTATTTCCACAACTGGATTTAAAATCCGACCACTTTACATAGGGCGCTTTTTCATCTATTTCTCCTGTTTTTGAGTTTACGTGCCCCTTTGGTCGGACCGGAATTAGGCCCCATCCCGCCTCCAAATATTTTTCTATTAAAGAACTCATGAAAATCAAAACCTTATAAATCGGGTAAACTTGGCATTTTAACTTAATCCTTTAAATAACTTGCGGAGCGGGTTAGAGATTAAGTCTAACCCGTCGCAACCTATTTATACAAAGACGATAGACTTCGGAATATGTTGGACCTAGAAAAAGATTCCTATGGAGATGACGAGGATTCTGAAGAATCCTCGTCTCAGGCGACCATTCTCATTCAAGATATCGTTACAGGAATTATTCAAAATGGTACTCCTCCCTATCCTTCATCTATGTTCGTAGACGAGGGTTTCAGGTGGTTCGAACCTAAAAAGAAGGAGAGAACTTTAGGAGATTGTCCGCTTTGGTTCCCGAAGAATTGTTATGTAGGAGTATTTACAGATAACAAATATCAGTTCTGCTCAAGGGGTTCCCTGCTAGAATTTTTGGAGGATTTGGGGGCGCAAGAGCGGTTTGGCCCGGAAGATGATCCGACTTATGATGTATATGACATTATCGGATTGGTCAAAGAAAAATTCCCGGACTGTCCCATAGGAGTTGCTGGAGCAGACAAAGAATATCTCGCATTCTGGTCCAGCGAAAAAGATAGAAATTATTATTCCGTAGAGAGCGGAGAAATAGTAGAAATAGAACCAAAAGTAATTGTTGTTTGAGGGAGATTTTATGAGGAGAAGTCTTTTTTTGGTTTCACTTGCACTCTTACAGGTGGCGAGCGCGACTGTTTATTTGGCAAGCGACTTCGAGTCAGGAGACTCGGAATCCCAATTTTATACCAGATCTGAGGGCGTAGATTTCATAGTTTCTGGAGGGTTCAAGGGACAGGGAAACTATTCTATAGTTGCCGATTTGGGAGGGTGGAATAAGTCGGATGTATGGCATGGGCTGGACTCCCCACAAGGAATCAAAACATCGTTTAGGTCCAGTACTCCCGAATATGATTTGAGAGTTACTAACGCGACCAATTTCTTCGGAACCTCTCGGTTATCTAGAGAAAGTGAGGTTATAGTTGAGGAAGAGGTCATTACAGAATCAAACGATAGTCTTGTTCAGACCACAGAAACAACCTTTACAAAAGCTCAAGTAGAAACTAACGTTCGCGGAAACGGAGATCTGAAAGAGGATATAAGCATATCTTATCCCGGAAAAGCCAGAACGTTGAAATTGAGAGAACTGGATTTCGATGGTAAGAATTTCTCGCTGCAAACCAATCTCAGTCTGAGTGGTCAACAGATTAAGAGGGACTTTGGAGTTCTGAATGAGTCTGAGGCTTTTGATAAAGTAATCCTGCCTACAGAAGATACGGTTATGAGGGTGTAAAGATGGGATTTAATGTGACCCGAAGGAACCCGCTTAAGGGTTCTAATGAAGATTGCTGTGCCGGAACCGAAGATGAAGAGGGGATAGGTGCCGACCTCACTCCTCTTTGCCATTACAAAGGTCCGGAAGCTGGACTTCTACTTGGTTTAGCCTGGACGGATGTTCCAAATTGGGGACCCGAGGAAGCTGCATACCAGTGGGAAGTTGATGATCCGAGTAATTTAGACACAGGTAAGAGGATGAAAACAACTCTAGAGTTGCTTCCCTCCGATGATATCACCGGCGTAATTCTGAACAAGAAAACCTTAAAGGGTCACAAAAGCCTTGTCCAGGATGCAAATGCAGGCCCAAGGAGAAAGGCCACTTATGAGGACCTAGCGGAGATTGCAATCAGGAACATGAGACAAATCCTGTGGAATAAGCGGAGGACGATGGTGAATATCTAATTCAATTTTTTAAATTTAATATTTTATTATATTTTCTTTTTATTTTTAATGAAAACTTATGTTCAATGTGATGGACATTTGAATAGTGAGATTATTTGTCCGAGATGTGTGGAACGACGAAGGCGGCTTATCCGATGGATAAGTCGGGAAGAATGTTGGGAGAAAAATAATAGATTTTTATGAAAGTTTTAATTGCTTGTGAATTTTCTGGAATAGTCCGCGAGGCGTTTGCCTCGCGGGGTCATGATGCTTGGTCCTGCGATCTGTTGCCAACAGAAATTTTAGGAAACCACATACATGATAATGTTTTAGATCACTTAGATGAGGGATGGGATTTAATGGTTGCTCATCCTCCATGTACTCATTTGGCAGTTTCCGGAGCGCGGTGGTTTAAAAATAAAGGAAGAGAACAAATTGAAGCTTTGGAATTTGTTAAAAATTTAATGGATTGTACAATTCCTAAAATTGCTATAGAAAATCCCGTAAGCATTATATCCAGCCGCATAAGAAAGCCAGATCAAATTATTCAACCTTGGCAATTCGGTCATGGAGAGACAAAAAAGACCTGTTTATGGTTAAAAAATTTACCTCTTTTAACTCCAACAGATATAGTAGATGGGAGAGATCCGAGAGTTCATTGGGCTTCTCCCGGAAAAGATAGATGGAAAGAGCGCAGTAGAACCTATTCTGGGATAGCAAAAGCTATGGCGGAACAATGGGGATAATATGTGCGTAGAACTTTATGGCAAGAGCTGGGTTGTACTGTTATAAAATCACGAGCGAAACTTATTTAAAGTATTAAGTCCCATTTAGGAAATGGGCGGTATAACAAAAACTTTAGTATAATAGTTCGTCTCGCGAGACGAAAAAAAATGTATAGCTGTCCCGAAAGTCGAACAGTACAGACTCTCAGAGTCAAATGTGAGCGATCAGATACGATCTGATCGGGGACATGAGCAGGCCCCTACAAACAAGACGACGACCGGAATCTGGAAGATCAGAGGGTTTGTAGGGAGATCACAATTTTGTGGCTGTTAGCATAAGACGTGCTGAGGCCCCTTATGAGTCTCCGCCGGGTGATCGGCTGGGGCGGGAGGGGGTTCCTTGCCGCACTGATGCGGCGGGGGAGTAGATGCACGCAGCACCTCGCGGGCAGTGCCTTAAGCTGCTCACCTTCTAGTCACCGTGGCTTGATCCCCACTTTGACCTCTTGCAGGAGACAGGCGGTGTTGTCCGTGGCCGAGACTCCGCCAGTGTACTGATCATCGGCCACCCTTTATAGTCATTTCTGCAACGCAGGCTTTCGAGAGTCTGTGAAATGACACCTCTCTCCGCGACATTCCCGCGCTGCTCCGACGCGGGCTCATCAATATCGGGACATACCTCACGATGCGAAAAATTCCTAAATGGAGCGGCGATGTACTGGTCGGACTAACATCGTCACTCCTTCGTAAATGACTTGTCCGGCTGTCCTATGCCCATGAAAAACTCGATATAGACCTCAGGACATGGCCGAAATAAATGGGTAGGAGAATAAGGCCGATATTTTTATGGGGTTTTGACCATTATTGATTGAGGGAGAGGGATGGTATATGGGCGTCCCCAGGTCATATACGTTTACTACTTCCGACAAATTAACGGAATTGGATTGTTTTGTTCCCCGCCCACATTATTGGGGAACATTACGAGAGTATTGAAAACCGCCAAAACCGCCGCAATCTTTTTATACTATAGCATCAATTTTTAATCTACCTTTTATAGGAGAATTTGAATGAAGAAAACTATTTTCGTATCTATGGTCATTATCGCAATGGCCGTTATGGGTCTTGCCACTGCGCAGGACTTCGTTTCCGGAGAGATGAAGGGCTCGGACGCTCCCCAGGTGTTTAAGATTGGCGGAGATGATCCTGCTGACGACCTATTTGTAAAGACTATGCAGCCAGTTCCGCTTTCTGGAATCGATTCTAGCGTGTTTGAGAGCGCATTTTTCATGCAGAAGGATTGGGTGTTCGATACTACGTCTTATTCCATGACGCCCTCTATGGGCGCATTTGCAAAGAATAATCCCGCCGATGGGAAGCCGTTGGTCCCTGCTGCGAAGAGTGCATCCGTGGGGCTCGTGAGTCTACAGAAGCCAGGGGAAGATTTAACCTAAATCTTCTTCTGTAATTACATACCTTCCTTTTTCTCTTTTCAGTTTATTATAACTTGTAATGTTTTTTAGTGATTTTTGTCCGGACTTCCACGCATCATAGACGTGTGCCATATCTATAATGTAACATTCTCTTGGCTTTCCGGGACCCATTCTACACTCAATAATAAGAAGTCCTTTCCTTCCGGTTTGCTTCGTAAAGAAATGTTCCCTCTCAAGCTGGTGAAATCCCTCAGCTTCTGAGAACCGGGACTTGAAATTTAGGGTTTTATATTTAGTATAATCTATAGACTTACACTCTATTGCAAGGAAATATTTCGGATCTAATGAGTCTGAAAGGATATCGCACCACTGGCCTTTAGAATATTGGCTTTGGTAAAGCCTATAAGAAAGAGCCTTAATACTATTAGTTTTATAATAAGTGTTTAATGCTTTTACGATTTCATTTTCCATCGCGGTCATAATAATATAGAAATAATAGCCAACATATTTAAATGTGGCGACAACTATTTATTCTAAAAGGAACAATTTGAGTTTTGGAGGCAGAATAGAATGAGTGCAGATAACGGGTTGCTGGTTAAGAAAAATTCCGAAGGGAATTTTGAAGTTTATTATCTGGTCGCAGATAATCAAATTTATGCTAGAACGTTCCACAATCTTGAAATTATGATTCGATAGATTCAAGAAGAACAGGAATGTTTCATACTGGAATATGGAACAAGATTTGAGGGGTTTTAGAGGGGTGTCTCTCATTCATCCCAGAGATCCGAATAGAGAAATTGCTAGGTTTTCAAAGGGGCATTACTGAATGATCCCCGCTGACCTGCTCCAAAAGCTGCAAGAAGCCGATTCAGAGCTATGGGAAGATATCTATCAGGCAGGATTTAATCATTGCAGTTGGCCGGATTATCTGATCCAAGGGAAGCTACAAGAAGCGATCCGGGCGCGAGGATGGGCATATAGGCTTGCATATATCCCGGAAGAGAGCATCTGCTCTGTGGTCATCATGGAAAAGAAAATGTCATTCTGGCTACCAATCGGCAACCTAAAAGCAGGCGCAAAAGGAATCACCGAAGCCGAGGCACTCTTGCTGGCATACCTGTCCGCTCTCGGTAGCCCTGATTTTAAATTCTAATCTTTCGTCTTCAAAAACTTTATATTTCATAAAGACACATGTAGTATTTTATGGCATTAACGAAGAGGCACAAGATAGTACTTATTAATGGTATGGAAACTACCATTAATGAGCTTGAAGAGAATGGAATGTTGAGGCTCTACGAAAAAATAATTGAAACCAAGGGTGGAACCGTAGTAAAGTACTTTGCAAAGGTCCCGAACTCAGATATAGAGTTTGAGATAGCGCCCACTACGTATAAATCAATGACAGAATAAATAATAACTTTTTATAATTTTAGATCTTTTTTTATCTCGACATTTATCCCGACAAAATGTCGGGTTAACCTTCGTCTTCGCCAAGATCGTGTCCCGACAAGTATAAATAGTAGTGACGCATATTCTGGGAATCGAGGGATGGCAAGAATCTCTTAACTTGGATGTGACCTTAAATGCCTATTAAGAACTATACTCCAGCGGAAGCTCTCGACGAGCAGAATAGGGTTCAGATAGCACTCTGGAATGGGAAGATTTTTCAGGCTGGAATTGTTGATGTTATGGAGGGAGGAGAAAGACTTCATGTGGTAAGAATTCACAAGGGGCGGGTAATTAGAAGGGAAGTTTTAAAGATTGGGTATGGATATGGGAACGTAAGAGCTGTTTCTACGTCGCAATGTAGGCATCTCTTAAAAGGCATCGGAAACGACGAAGTTTTGCCTCCTCTCGGAAATAAAAAACTTGTAAAATCTAAGAAAGAAAACATTTCTAGCACGAGATGGAATATAATTCAAAAAACACCAAGTACAGAGTTTTTGGAGTTCAAGAAACAGAACGACCAGTTTTTGAAGGAAAGAGAAAAAGATCTAAAAATAATGAATCAGAAAATACTGAGATTTGAAGAGGTTCAGAGGCTGTCTAACGGAGTCAGGGCAGATCTCTGGACCCTCGGACAGAAGCAGATGGGAGTGATGGTTTGAACCCAACTCTTCCCGAGGTAATCGCCTGGATGAAATTCAGAGGATTTAGAGTTAAAGTTGGATCTGAGTTTAAATTTTATAAAACGAATGGGGCAATAACCGAATGGGTCTCAATAAGTTCAGCCTTTAGCGATTTTTGTCATTGTCACAATGAACACTGGACCGATTCAGAGGGTAACATACTGAATGAGTTGGGGAAACCAGCAAAGAAAGGAGATATAATTCTTAGGGAATTTAAGTCGGGTTACCCGGTTCAGAGATTTGGGTATGAGAGAATTAAGGGGAAGGAAAATGACAATTAAGTGTTTTTATCACGGGTCCGATCTTGACGGATGGGCATCGGGAGCGATTGTAAGATACTGGTATGAAAAGGAAGGAAATCAGGTAGAGATGTTTCCTATAAATTATGGAGACAGGTTCCCGATGGATAGTCTCTCTCTAGAAGATTTCGTCTTTATGGTGGATTTTAGCTTGCCGATAAATGATATGCAGCAGATAGCTCAGAGAGTTAATGGGAAATTTATATGGATAGACCATCACGCGAGCGCAATTAAGAGTTATGATGATGGTCCTATAATGCTTTTAGGTATCAGAGATGTTGCTTTTGCAGCCTGTGAATTAACCTGGGAGTATTTTTGTGATGACGAAACTCCTAGATTCATAAAACTTCTTGGTCTGTATGACCGATGGGAGCATAATGATCCTAACGAGCCTTGGGACGACATAGAGGCTTTCCAATATGGATTTAAAGCTCAAGCCACAGACCCTAAAGAAGACGAAGAATTTGAATATTGTTGGAGAGAGTGGTTTGATAGTTACCAAACTCCAACGTTTATTACGGACACAAAGTCCACAGGAAAATACATCCAAAAGTACGTCGAAGACCGCTTTAAATCCAACCTGGCCGAGAGATCTTTTGTTGTTGATTGGGAAGGCTACAAATGCCTGGTAATTAACGGGGACCCATATATCGCAAATTACCTTACCAGATCCGAAGAGTTTGAGGGTTGTGATATTGGAATCAATTTCTGCAACTCCAAGGGAGAGTTCTGGATTGTAAATTTAAGGACCAATAGCAATGACCTCGATCTCTCGGTCCTTGCAAAAAAGTACGGAGGCGGAGGACACCGTGCCGCAGCGGGGTTTCCGTGTAAGGTTTTGCCTTTTAAGGAGATTTCTACAGGGGCGCTCTAAAATGAGTCTAGATATATCTGTTTCTAAAGACGGAGAAGAGTTAGCCAGTATTAACTGGCTTCGAAATCCGTTTGGGCTGGAACAATGGGCGGAAAGGAATGTAGGAGACAAAGTGAGCAATTTCGGAATTACTTTGTACGATGTCTGTAACAATTGGGCCTATGACGAAGCGAAGAACGTAGATCGGAAGTTGTTTAAGGATATCGTGGATCTTTATTGGGAAGAAATCCGAAGGCTGGAGCGGGGATATTTCTTTTTTAATTTCCAAGAGTATGTAGGCCTAATTCCTTATTATCATGGATTTCCTGTAGAGAAACCTACATTTAGAAATATTACAGAAATAAAGGACGCAATTTGGAAGGGCGACCTTTATGGAATCCCACAGGAATATTTTTGCAATGATAACATATTCCATCTGGGAACTCATTTTCACCTGGTTGCCTATCAGCTCTGGTTCAAAGTACTTGTAGATATCGCGGAGCTATTGCAGGACCCAGAAACGGAGTTTTATTGTTCTAACTGAGGTAGGCATGACTAAAAAGTTATATACTGTAACCATCCGGGGCGGGCACGAATCTGGAGGGCCAGATTATCACAAGACCTTCGTAGTAGCAGAATCTCCAAACGAAGCTTACGATTTGGTGAAAAATTTCTTAGATAATAGTAAGCTATGTTTTACTGACGAAAGAGAACTTGAAAGCGTGACTCTGCTCGCAGAGGCTACTCGCTATCCAAGATGTAAGAAGTTATTGTTCGGGGTGGAGGAGTTGTAATACTAGAGGGAAAACAATGACAATAGATGAAGAATACTTAACCCAAGCTGCCTTTTTTACGCACGGTGGATACATAGTAGATTGGAAAATAATCGCAGGAGAAGGCGGTTATTGGATAGAATCACTAGCACAAGACCAATATGGCAATTTATGTCAATGATATCGCAGTTAACCGGAGGAAAAAAGAATGATTCTTAATTGTCAAAACGAGCCTATTGATTTCGACATGAGTGAAGCAGAAAAACTTGAAAAGAGATTTGAAGAATATATGGAGCTGGGCTGCTGGCCCCAGTGTTCCGTCCTGATGGGCGACTGTCCGGATGTAATTGGAGACCTTTATTCTCGGGCATGGGGATATCACTCAGCATTGGAAGAAATTAAATGGCTCCAGGAAGAGCTTTTGACTAAAGAGTCCGATCTTCAAACTTTGAAAATCGAACTTATGAAGGCAAAGAAGGAAATTAGACTATTTTCGGGAGGGGATTAAAATGAAAAAGATTGTAGTTTTTGAGCCCACAGATGAAGAGAACGGATTGAACATTGTTGACGAGGGAGATTGTGTTCGGCTGGAAGACACTCACACTCCGTTGATTGCGGAAACTTTTAAAGGATTAGATCCTCGCCTCTATATTATTTCTAAGAAGGATATTCCCTTCATTATTAGAGGTCTCCAGGAGTTTATTTAAATGATTCTGTCTGGAGAAGACATCAAGCGTTTTGGACTCCTCCGAAACGCCGATGAAAAGAACATGCAGGCTCAGGGATGGGATGTACGGGTAGAGAAGGTATATCATATCGTCTCTAAACCGTATGGCGAGAAGATAAAGGAAGAGGATTACAAAGAGTTTTCTCTTCCTTATGGAACTGTCCCTCCTAATACCTCTGTCCTTTTTAAGTTGATGGAGACGGTAGACCTTCGTAGTAGAGAAGGTCTACCGTGTGTTAACGCCCTAGTTCTTCCTAAGTCCTCTCTTACTCGTAGGGGAGTTACAGTTCATTCCGCATGGTGGGACGCGGGATATGTTGGATCTGGAATGGTTCTGGTTCGTACCTCAGATATTCCCCTGCGGATTAAGCCGGGAGATTCTTTCGGGCAGATGATATTTTTTGTGGGACAGAGTACAAATATGTTGTATGAGGGACAATATCAAGGAGAAGGAATTAAGAAAAATTTAGACTCTCTTTAAAAAGAGATTCTCGACTTTTAAAACAAATTTTTCTCGTCCAAAAGAGTTAAATATTATCCATGTACAATATGTATTTGAGGGTAATTTAATGATAGCTCGGATGGACGCAAGAGTTTGGGAAAAAATCTTTAAAACCTTGATGGCGACGGATAAAATGGCAAAGTTTGAATATCTGGGAGATGGCGTAGATGAGGGGATCAGAATTGTTTCCTCGTCCCCAAATTATTCTTTTTGTCAGATCCTGGTTAATAAGGGTTGGGCAGAGTCTATTGAAATAAGCGGAGATAAAGTAGGGGAGAGTTTTGTGCTTGACCTTTCTGAGACACAGAATATTATAAAGGGAATTAGAGGTCAAAGAACAACTACTTTAGAAATTAACTCCGATCTGGATGAGCACTTTGTCACGATATCTGGACCGGGAGGAAGCAGCCAAATAGAAAAAAGGTTCGTAGAAGTAATAAGACAAATTCCGGAAGTAGCCTCTAAGGTCATAAAATTCCGGATCAGCGGGGCTAAAGTAAGAAGAGTCCTCTCTTCAATTAAGGGATCGAATGATACGGTAAATGTGACCTTCGGAAAGTATAAAATAGAAGCTCGGATAGGACCCCAGAGCCACATAAACGAAGGGTGCGGAATTTGTTTCTGGGCCACGGAAGCTGATGAGATTTTTATCTCAAGTGAGCCGTTGGGAGCCGGAATTAAGTTAGATGACCATCCAGAGGGGTTTTCTAATCAGTTTCTTGTAGAATCTCTGGCGAATGCCGTAAACGAGGTCGGAACAGCCAGGAAGGAAGCAATGGAAATTTCCGAAGGACCAGATACCCCTATTAGATTGAGGTTTAGGCTGGCTGAGACGGTGTTTGTGGAATATATACAGAGCCCTAAGAAGGTTGTAGAGCTTCCCGAGCCGACAGTCTAAAACAGCGGAATCTATAAATAGTATCCAGTTTAACAAGAGAAATGCACGGCGGCACGACTCCGTGTAAGAAGGCCATATACCACCAAAATGTCTGAGTTTGCCAGAACTTAGACCAACTACGAGCCTTTGCAGGGGCTCGTAGTCTAATTCTTTTTTAGAGGAGTTTTTATGAGTGACGACCTAGAAGACGGAGTTTTACACATCCACAGCGGGAGACCGTGCTGGGGATGCGAGAAACTTTCGGTAAATAGAATTTCTATGACAGGGGAAGATTTTTTGTGTACCGATTGGATTCCAAATCCTGTTGTAGGACGAATTAGAAAAATCATGGACGGATGTATAGTTCCAAGGGAAATTACAAAGGGGTGTTATGTTGAGCGAAACAAGTGAAGAGATGTATGAGAAAGAAAACGAAGTTTTCGGGAAAGAAAACGAAGTTTTCGGGAAAGAAAACGAAGTTTTCGAGATTTATACTCATAACGAGCACGGAGAGGAGACAGAATTTGAAATACGTGACATGGATGGATTTTTGGCAAATAGTAAAGATCTAGACAAGCTCGTAAAAGAGTTGGAAAGCAAAGTCGCCTTTCAAAGAGATCTTAAATATGCTGTAGATCACGATATGGTTCAATGTTTTGACTCCGCAACCGGGGAGAATCTCACTAGCATGGACACAGACTATCTCCAGAGTGCTATAACTGCCAATCTCCGGACAATTACAAGGATCAGGACTCACCTTGGATGGGAACCCGAGCCTGTGATAGCAAACGATACTGCAATGAGGCTGGAGTATTACAAGAGCAAGAGGGAGATGAATTGATTCGCTTCCTTTTTATTGTTCGAAGAATTGTGTTAATATCAATTGTAAGGATTTTAAAGGCGCTTAGGATGATATAGGAAGTGGAATTTTGAGGGAGAATAGTTTTGATAAGGCAACTATAAAGGAGCTAACTTGTCTTATGAACAACATTGCAGATTTTTATCTGGAAGCTCTTGATGGGTTAGAGGAAGACGATGCGAATAAATATGATAATGCAATGTCAAGCATTGCCACAGCAATATCTCGGGCAGGAAAAATAAGAGGATATTAGAAATTCTTACCGACAAGTATTTATAATATTGACTCATTTTGGAGAATAAATCTGGTGTAGCACGATAAATGGGTGATATTTATTTTTGGAAATACACGTATTTTGACGGACCAAGGAAGCCTCCCGATTCGAGATATTGTAGAAAATCAACTAGACGTTGAGGCTTTATCTTTCAATGAAACTACAGGGTCTTTTGAGTATAAACCGATAATAGATTATTCTTCTAATGAAAAGGTCCCTTTTCAGGGTTGGAGATATATAACACCGGAAAAAGGAAAGAGACTCCGGTGCACAAAAGAACGCGAGATATGTACTAGTAAAGGATGGATTCCAGCGCAAGAGCTGAGTGATACTTGCAATATATATTCAACTATAGGTTCGCATTATAGAGATTGTTTAATGGCGGGAACTCTTCTCGGAGATTCTTCTCTTCTAGTTGAAAAGAGGGGGTCCGGGACTGCATATCGAATTAGTTTTCAACACGTAAATGAAACATTATTAGATTTTAAGACCGAAGTGTTGAATTTAAGTGGGAAAAAAGGTAATATTACAACCGGATACGGATCTAGTGGATGTAGGTTTGTTTCCTCAGCTCTAACTAATTCTTCGTTTCCAGTTGAAGATTTTTATAATATGGGCAGCGCTACAACAACAAAAGACGCTTTAGGAAAGAGGAAAATCATACCATATGAAGTTCTGAAGGAGTATATAACTCCAGAGGCACTAGCTCTGTGGATTGCGGACGATGGGAGCGTTAGCCTTAATAATGGCAATAAAAATACTCCCGTGCTTCAAATTTCGGTTCACAGTTTCCCAAAAGAACAAATAGATGAATTTTTGAAATTATTTAAAAACAAGTATCAAGTGGAGCCCACTCTCCTTTTAGATAAACGGCTAAATACAAAGAATTGTGACTCTTGTTTTAGTTTTAAAACAAAAGATACTTTATATTTATTGAATCAACTCAGAGACAAGCAGGTTAAAGGAGCTGAATATAAATTTTATTTCCCAACTGAAGGATATGTAACAAAGGCAATAGAAACTTTTGAATATCGTCCTATACATATATCAAGAGTAAGCTATCGATCTCCATCTATAAAATATGATATATCTGTAGAGGGCTATAACAACTTTTGTGCGAACGGAATTATAGTTAAGTCAAACAAAGGAGGTTAATGGATGGTTCAACAACTAGAACCAGGAAAAGCTAGGGCTAAATTTAATCCAAAAATGTGGACATCTGATAGATATGTAGGAGAGCCAAAATACGACGGAAGTAATTATCTAATGCATTGTTGTTTAGGAGAAAATCGCTTCACGTCGAGACATATTTCTAAAAAAACTGGACAATTTGTTGAAAAGACCGAGAACGTTCCTCACTTAAGGGACCTTTTTGTTCAAGAAGGATTGGACAAAGAACTTGAAGGTTGTGTCTTTGGCGGGGAAATCGTTTATCAAGATACGGTCCATAGTAAGTCAATGGATGTTACTAAGGTGATGGGAAGTTTACCCTTAAGAGCTATAGAGATCCAGAATGAGCAAGGGTGGCTAGACTACTTCATTTTTGATATTTTATACAATAAGGGGAAAGATGTTAGAAATCTTCCATATCATGAGCGTAGGGATATTTTAGTGGGATACTTAGAAAACATCTCTGCCGATAAAAAACACTTGTATATTACCCCTGTCGAAACCCAGGACAAAGAACAATTCTATCAAGACATAATTTCTCAGGGCGGAGAGGGAGTCATTTTAAAAGACAGAGAAGCTACCTACGGCAATGGTTGGGCTAAAGTCAAAAGAACTTCGACGTATGACGTAGTAATTACGGGGTTTGAAGAGCCCACGAAGATTACAAAGAAGGTCTCTGGGGAAGAATCCACATCCAGGTTCTATGATAATGGGTGGATTGGAGCTATCGTCTTTGGGCAGTGGTTCGGAGGAAAGCTGATAAATTTTGGAACCTGTTCGGGAATGGATGACGCTCTTCGAGAGGAACTTTCCCGTAACCGGGAAAGTTACGTTGGCAGGGTAATTGAGATCGAGGCGCAGGAACGTATAGCCAAGACCGGAAGATTTAGACACCCCAGGTTTTTGAGATTTAGACCAGATAAGAACGCTGAGGATTGTGTATATAGGGTGGGAGAGATGTAGATGAGACGAATAGGACGACTTATTTACAACATTTTGCCTTACTACATAGTTAAAAAGTTGGTCTTTCATTGGTCCGGAGAAGGTTACTATATTATGACTCCCAAAAACAGCGCCGCCGATTGGTCTGCCACCGGATTGGAAATCGATTACGGCGAGTGGTTAATGATCGCCGATGAAGCAGCTCTCATGAAAGAAAGAAAAGTAATCGAGGGCCATTTAAACGCTAATCAGAGAAAGCTCGACGACCTCAAAAAGAGGATAGCAACATGATCTACGAATGCACCGATTGTCAAAACTGCGCGAGTTTTGATGACGGCTATAGGGTTTATTGCCTGGCCGCAAACGTATCTTCTAGAGAAGCTTATAATTATTTCCCTCTTGGGGAGGAAAATGCGAAATTGTGTTGGGGATTCCAGGAAGGGACGCCTGTAGAATTTTATCTTAAAGACCACGAACAAATGTTAGAGGATATAAAATCTGTAGATGAAGATGATTTTTACGACGCAATCCGGGCGTGGTGCATTGCGAATCGGCGTTAATCCCTGCGGCAAGTGTCAACATATTGGTTTTTGCGAGGTGTTTTCCGAGTGGTGGTGCAAAAAGTGGAACAGGTCTCTAGGGCACAATTATCGGCCCATTAAAGGATATTTTTGTGATGTAATAGGACAGGATGGAGATACAAAAGAGATTAAGGCGATGTTTGAATGCTTATTCGGTTTGACCTTACAACAGTAGTCCTTTTTCTTTTCCTATCTCTTTTTCTATCAGGAATTTTGAGTATTTTGGCGGAAGAAATATGATTTATAATGAATGTTTAGAAGAGTTTGTCAAAAAATCCGACAAGCTCTATACTCCAGAATCAATTAAAGGACATTCGGCAGACTACCATTACAGCTCCTGGCAAGATTATACTCTCCAGGAGTTGGGGAATTGGGTCCATAACCTTGCAAAGCGGTCTCAGCACAGGTCTAATGAAGATAAAAAGCGCAAGGATCTGGAGGATGCCCAGAATTATTTGAACATGATGCAGGCGTGGTTGGATTATTTGAAGGGAAAGTAATGTACTGCCTAAACTGCGGATGGTGTTGCGAACGTATGTCGCCCTTAACTAAGGATGAGGATACTCCTTGTCCTCTTTTAACTGACACAAACGGAATGAAGATTTGTTCAGATTACGAGCACCGTCCGAAGCAGTGCAGAGACCACGAATTCCCATCCAAATTTTGTCCCATAGGCATGGATGTTTTGGGTTTAGATCGGGAAGATGTAGCTCGTAGGGTACAGGAAAACGATTGGAAGTTATATGGGATGAAAGAGAATAAGAGTATTATTAGAAATATTTTTGTTATATAGGTGATTTTTTGTCCAAGAAACAGACCTTCAAATGCGACTGGTGCGGGAAGGAGTTTGAAGAGTACGCAAGTAACAGACGAAACGATAAAAAATTTTGCTCCCTATCATGCTATGGTTTATACAAAAGGCGGGTACAGGTCTTTAAGTGTAATTATTGTGGGATTAAATTTGAAAGACGCCCCTCCCAAAAACACGGAGAAAAGAACTACTGTTCTAAGGAATGTTATGCTTCAGGAAGACATTTTTCAAGCTATCATACATATACCTGTGCCACATGCGGGGAAGAGTTTGGAAGATATGCCTCTGAGGTTCACTCTAAGAATGTGTATTGTTCTAAAGAGTGTTTCTCCGAGTCGTTGAAGGGAAAAAGAGGACCTAGAAAAAATTGGGATTATCGTTCGGAGCGGATGAAGAACTTCGGATCGATTCCCAAGGATCTCCGCAGTTGTTATTTGAAAGAAGCTCGGGCGATGTTAGAGGGGAAGGATACATACGGCAAGAACAAGTGTGTTGAGCTTCCAGAAGAATCCTCTCAGACGATGAAGATTGTAATTGCGCGGGAAGAGAGATGTGCGGCGGTGAATTAATATGGAACACAAAGATTTAATCAAGCGACGGAAGATGGCGTGGATAAAACCGCAAGATCTTATTGAATACGGTTCTTGATTAAAAAAAATAAAATGTTGAGTTAGGATCGAATATCTTTTTGAGGAATTTTACATGGACATAGATACTTCTATTTTTCGAAACAAAACATTTCAAGGGGATTGCGTTGAGACACTTCGAACTATGCCAGACAATTTAATTGATTGTTGCATAACAAGTCCCCCTTATTATGGTTTAAGAGATTACGGTATAGATGGGCAGATCGGCCTGGAGCAGACACCGGAAGCTTATGTGGCCCGGCTGGTTGAGGTCTTCCGGGAAGTGCGAAGGGTGTTGAAGCCGGAAGGGACGCTTTGGCTCAATTTGGGGGATTCTTATTGTCATAATGTTAAGACGCATAATACAAACTCCTTGAAACAAAAATCGGTTAGAGGAACTGATAAAGAATTTTCCCATCGAGATTTCTCTATATGTGGGGCAAAAACCAAAGACCTCATAGGCATTCCCTGGATGGTCGCCTTTGCGCTCCGGGCCGATGGGTGGTATCTGCGATCTGATATCATCTGGTGTCTTTCTGGTGGAGCTAAGGTCTATGCCAGAACGCAGAAAGGAGATATGCCCACATCAGTTAAAGATCTGGTTAGATTAGATCCCAGGACCGTAAAACTTTGGAATGGTGAGAAGTGGACGCAGGCGGTATCATGGAGAGAGAATCCCCTGCCGGAAGATCCCATAGAAATAACATTGCGAAGCGGCGAGCGAATAGGATGCACGCCGGATCATGTATGGCCTACCCAACGGGGTAACGTCAGCACCGATGATCTGGAGATTGGCGACAAGATCCTAACCACCATACTACCTGAGCCCGATGCCCCGGTATCACCAGACTTAATCCCGGATGATATCGGCTGGTTTGTAGGTTTATATCTTGCCGAGGGAAGCCGAAGCAATGATTGTATCCAGATATCAGGACATGTCAAAGAGGAAGAAAGAAGAATAAAATTAGCTGCGATTACGCGAAGATACGGCGCAACCATCCGGGTCCATCATAGCGATGGCATGAAGGAATCAATTAACATATACAGCAAGATTCTGAATGCCATCATAGATACCTATCTTGGCGGAAAGACTGCAAAGGATAAGCACCTTTCAAACGCTTGCTGGCAGAGAAGCAATGCGTTCTTAAAATCGCTGCTAGATGGTTATCTTTCCGGTGATGGTGGATACGACAAGGCAAACAATCGATGGCGGCTAGGGTTCACCAGAAATTATTATCTTGAGGCAGATATAAGGACGTTATGTGCTAGGCTTGGATATCATCTGACAATTAAACCGGGCATTTCCAAGATCGACGACACGGAATACCCAATTTTTAAGGGAGAAATTCGGTTCACTCAGTCCAATCACCGCAACAACAAGGACATGGGTGAAATCATAGCCATTGGGAACAGCCGGGGCAGAAAGTTTTGGGATATTGAAGTTGAAGACGAGCCGCACCTTTTCGCTTTGGCTTCGGGAGTGCTAACTCATAACTGCAAGCCCAACTGTATGCCTGAATCGGTGACTGATCGGCCAACCAAGAGCCATGAGTATCTGTTTCTGCTAAGTAAGAGCCAGAGATATTATTATGATTCGATTGCCGTTCAAGAGGAATCGATAACAAAAGATCCCCGGAAGCCATACACAAGCCAGGGTGCGAAGGATTTAGATGGCCGGGATGTCTGGCATTCGGGTGAGAAAAGAGAGAATGGTGATTTTACAAAACGCAATAAGCGCACCGTTTGGACCATTCCCACCAAGCCCTACAAAGATGCCCATTTTGCCACATTCCCGGAGAAGCTTATAGAGCCTTGCATTCTGGCAGGCACAAGCGAGCGAGGATACTGCCCGGAGTGCGGGAAGCCTTGGGTGAGGCAGGTCGAACGTAAAGCATCTACATCTAAAAAATGTCCAAAGACCGATGCAATATATCAAGCGCAAGGTGGCAATGGAGAGAAGCGCACTGGAACAATAGGGATGAGCGGTAGTGGCAGAATCGATGGATATACCAAAACAATCGGCTGGCTTCCATCCTGCTCTTGCGGCCTCGATCCGGTTCCTGGAGTCGTTTTGGACCCATTTTTCGGCGCGGGCACAAGTGGTTTAGTAGCTAAGAAATGGGGAAGAGACTTTGTGGGCATCGAATTAAATCCAGATTATATTAAAATGGCCGAAGAGAGGATCTTTGGCCCACAAACTTTATAAACTTTAAAGTCTAACTTCTGGCTTGCCCACTTTTAGCGGTTCATCCACTTTTAGGAAGGTTTATTTCAATGAAATTTCGCTGTGCAGGAATTACTGATAGCTGTATTGATGGCCTGGAATATAGTCCAGCGCTGTGCATATTTTTCCAAGGATGTACTTTAAAGTGCCCCTCGTGCCAGAATCCCAGCCTACAGGACGCTACTGGCGGGGAGGAAATGGATACTGATGAGATTATCTGGATTGCCAGCAGTCACAATGATTTCTATAGAGGAATAGTGTTCACGGGCGGAGATCCCCTGGAACAGCCAGAAGCTTTGTACGAACTTGCTTCCAAGGTGGATTTTCCAAAGGTGCTCTATACTGGTCGGAAATATGAGGAAATTAAACCTGAGCTGCGAGATCTTTTTGACATTATAGTTGATGGGCCTTATGTGGAAGAGTTGAAAACTGGGGGATTTCCGGCGTCGTCGAATCAAGCTGTGACTAGGAAGGGAAAATAGTTGCCTAAACGACTTGACTTAACAGGTAAGCGGTTTGGGCACTGGACCGTATTAAGGTTTGACCATTTGCACAATGAAGAATCGAAATGGCTTTGTCAATGCGACTGCGGGAAAGTTAAGGTAATATATGGCTCTTCTCTCGTAAAGGGAACATCTACGAATTGTGGATGCGGTAGACGATTAGACTTAACTGGAAAAATATTTGGGAAACTTCGAGTAATCAATTTTCATTCAATGGACGAACGCGGAGGGTCAAATTGGAACTGTGAATGTAGTTGCGGAAATTCCACAGTGGCATATGGTCCACAGCTAAATTTTGGCCTGATTAATAGTTGTGGATGCCTTTCAAAAGAACATGCAAAAAAAATTGGACACGCAAACAAAAAAGATCTAACAAACAAAAGGTTTGGTAGACTATTAGTTCTTGAGGCGACAGCAGAAAAGGGGAAAAATAGTAGAAATATCATGTGGAAATGCATCTGTGACTGTGGGAATATCCGTGTGGTAAATAGTACTTCACTTTTAACTGGTAAAACCCATAGTTGTGGATGTTTGGCAAGAGAAATTCAACGAGCAAGAGCCCTTACTTTAGTTGGAGAAAAAAGTTTAGGATGGAAGGGCGGAATCTCGTTTGAACCATATTGTCCAAAATTTAACGACGATCTCAAAAAGCGCGTTCGGTCTTATTTTGAAAATAGGTGTACCCTGTGTGGCATACACGAGCATAATTTAAAAACTAAACTATGTGTCCATCACGTTGAATATAACAAACAAGCGTGCTGCGATGGTCTTCCAGTACATTTTGCTGCGCTTTGTCGTAGTTGTCACGCAAAAACCAATAAAGATCGTAGACGCTGGGAAGCAATGTTACACAGAGTAATAGACGAAATTTACAACGGGCGATCATATTACACAAAAGAAGAATACACGGAGTTAATAACATGCGACTAGATACAACATTTTCGACGGATTTCGACAATTGGTATAACAATTTAAACTCTACAGAATCAGGTAGAAAACTATTAGACATTGAGGGTATTTCACGGAGATGTCTAGATGTAGGGCAGATGAGCCATTCATATTTCACTAAAAATTTTGTTGACGTTGGAATAGATCCAAATGCAAATTCTGGCGAAAAAATAAGTCCAAACGGATACGGCGGAGAGATAGTAAAGGGTATCCAAAAGTTGGAAGGTATGTACCTTCTCCACAGATACGCAGTTCGAAGATTCGGGTTAGAAAGAGCTAATGAATTACTAACCTCGATAGTAAAAGGTAATATTTATATGCACGATAGCTCGGGCGTAGGAATTCAACAGGTTTATTGCGTTGGTATAAGCACGTATAATATAATGACCGAAGGAAGACCGTATGGGCAACTCCAAAGTTTGCCGCCCAAAAGAGCGGATAGTTTTCTTGGGCAGTGTACAGAGTTAGTTCTCGATTGTGCGCAGGACTTTGCGGGAGCTGTCGCACTGGGCGACCTATTCATAAATTACTCGTGGTATGCAAAAAAAGAGAATCTAAGCGACGAAAGGATAATAAATGACTTTCAGAAATTACTTTTTATTGTTAACAACCCTTTTAGAATTGGGTTCCAGTCTGCGTTCACAAATTTAAGTATTTTTGATATGCCGAATCTAAAGAAAGCGTTCGAGCACGTAGTATATCCAGATGGGTCTTCACCCGATTTTGACTATATTATGAAGGTACAAAAACTATACTGTGAGTGGTTTTCCAGGGGCGACCCGATTTCACATCTCCCATTTAGGTTCCCGGTAACAACAATAAATATAATGAAAGATGAAGAAAACAACATTGTTGATACCGATTTCCTTGATTACATATCAAAACTAAATATGGAAAGAGGAGTATTTAATATATATGTGAATAACGGAACTAAAGTGGTTAGCTGCTGTCGATTAGTTAATTCAATCGACATGCTTCCGAAGCTTGACAGCTTCGCTAACGGCGCAATCAATCTTGGATCGGTTCGGGTAATTACTTTAAATTTGCCAAGAATCGCAATACAATCCAAGGGGAATATTGATAAATTTTACGAGATTTTGGATAAAAGATTGGCGGAAATATGCGATCTTCACAATGTTCATAGAAACGATTTGATAAAAAGGAGAATCGATGCTGGATTTTTAAAGTTCTTCAAGCCTCTTGGTTGGCTCAAATTAGAAAAGTTTTTTTCAACCATCGGTATAATTGGGGTTTACGAAATGAATAGGTTTATGGGATACGACCTCAAGAATACCGAGGGGATAGAATTCACGGAAAATGTTCTAAACCACATAGAAGAGAAAGCAAGAGAAATCGGAAACGCTATAGGCTGTCAAGTTAATACAGAGGAAATACCCGGAGAGAGTGTCGCAGTCAAGTTTGTTCAAAAAGACCGGGTATTATACGGCGATGAGAAGGTTCCATTCGAGCTTTATTCCAACCAATATATTCCGCTAATAGCAGACGCTTCTATATCAGAGAGAATTGATATTACCGGGAAATTCCAGGATATTTTGTCTGGTGGAGGGATTCTCCATTTGAATATTGCAGAAAAAATCACAGATCCGAATGTAATGAAGCATTTGATAAAATATTCTGTCCTGAAGGGCGTATCCCACTTAGCTGTAAATTACGGATTCGGAAAATGTGAAGATGGACATGTGACAATATGTGGAAATTCTCAAATCTGCCCCATCTGCAATAAAAAAATAAAAACTTGGGCTTGCAGAATTGTGGGATATATGACCCTAGTAGACTCTTGGTCCAAGGTCCGCCGTGAATTCGAGTTCCCCAGGAGGGTTTTTAAGTAATGTCCTCTCCGCAGGAGAACGATCCCTCTCATTCTCCAAATGAGAGGTCTATTTCTCCTTTTTCCCTCAAAATCTACAAATACATCCAGAAGAAAAACAAGCGCAGAATGGTAACCTGCGATACTCTTTTTGAAAACAAGTCTTTTAAAACCACAGAAAAAATCTCCAAGGCTCTTCACGAACTTGTAGCGGAAGGTTTAATTACTATTAACTCTACATTGAATAGAGGGCGGTTTGAGAATGAATTAGTCCCGAAAGAGGGATATGTCCCTCACGCCCCAGTTAAAGGAATTCTAAGAACGGATTCTGACGATTCTCAAGAAGAAATTAAGCCGAAGCGCAAATATCAGCGGCGCACGGTGAGGAGGAGTTTAGTATGATTAAAATTTATTTAGATGACGGAAGTTCGTGTTTTAGCGATAAAGGAAGTTTTGAAGACTTTTTTAAGGCGGAAGGGCCTTTTTTAAAGTATGGATTCTACGAAATTGATAAATATACAATGATAAATGTTTATCACATTACGAAGGTAGTGAATGAGACTCTGTTCTGATCTAAACTGCCCTCGGAGGGAGGGAAAGGGTTTTAAGTGCGCCGTAGAAATCTCGGAGTGTTCCGGGGAGAGGACGGAAGCCATGCTCCTTGAACACGGGGTCTCTAAGAAAGATATCCAAAACCTAAAAGAGGATGGGTTACTTGGATAAGGAGAGTCCCGAATACTTTCTAACAATCGGAATGATTTTGGGCCTTGTTTTGTTTGTGTCGATTTCAGGATCTGTTGGAATAGACTCTCCTTATATAAGGTTACAGGAATCGTCTCCGGAACAAGATATAATTTTCCCAACTGGTGACCCATATGAATCTAATAGCTTTATATCCCTGGTTTGTAACTTTTCTCTCCCTTCTGGGAGCATCTCTAGCTTCCAGTGGAAAAAGAAATAGCCGGAAATGGGGCTACATAATCTGGGTGGTTTCAAACGCGCTTATAGGATATGGGTTTTATTTAGACCAAAACTGGGCGCAAACTCTCTTGTTTTTGGTAGGCTATCAGGTTTTTAATTTTAGAGGAATTTGGAATAATAAATGAGGAGTTGATAGAAAATGGGAATGTTTGATTACATAGATATTAAGGTTCCTTGTCCCTATTGTGGCAGGATCGTAACTGGCTTTCAGACTAAATCGGGCGCATGTATGCTGTATACATATAAGCCGGGAGACATAGTTAGCGAAGATGATTCTGATCCAGGATATAACAGCGATGAAGAACCCAGGAGTTTCTCCTGTCATGCGAGCTGTGATCACGGACTCAAAATCAAGGAAGATCTAGACCTAGATATTCTTGAATGTACTAAATGGGTAGAGATAGAAGTCGATATTCCGGTTATAGACCACGTAATTACTGAAGATAAAACAAGGTGGGATATCAAAGGCATTTATCATGAGGATTATGGACCGAGTTATCTCGTATTCAGGAAATATTCGCAAGAGGAAATAGACGACTTTAACAATCGGATGATTGATCTGGAATATGATTATCTGTGGGAGATGTGTGAAAAGTAGTCAAGGGGTGGATATTTATGATGGGCACCTGCCGTAGATGTGGACGGACGACCTTTTCTATCCAACGACATCATATAATTCCGCTGGCAATAATTCGAACCATGCGAGCTTGTTTCCCGATCACCGACGACCTAAAAATCTCTCTTTGTCCAGAGTGCCACAAGAAAATCCACGAAGAAGTCCGTCCGCATACTAAGATATGGAATGTCTTAAAAACAAAGGCTCGATCTATATCTGACGCAGATAAATTTAATAAACTAATTAAATATGCAAAAAGAATTCAATTAGAGATGTGATTATGTTAAATCCTTTTCAGTTAATGGTTTTGCCATGCTTGCTAGGAATTCTTGTTTGGGTGGTGTTTCAGTTAATCCTGCAAACACCACCTGAATGGGTAGTTGTTGAAGACGACCACTGCTACACAAAATCTTATGGATATAATTATTATGTAGAAATCTGGAGACCCGCTCGAATAGAGGAGGCCCAGGATTTATTTATTAACGGAAAAATCGAAGAAGCGAAAGAGATTATTAGGTGGATTAACAATATAGATAGGGTGAATAGGCTAGAGTTTTTGGAAACCGCGAGGATGGTATAAATGAAATATTTTCTAGATACAGAATTTATAGAGGCCGGACCAGAGCATCCGCTTCAGCTTTTGAGTATTTGAATAGTTGCAGAGGATGGACGAGAGTATTATGCGGTCGTAGATCCAATAGATGTTAATTTAAACCTCGCGGACTCTTGGGTTCGAGAGAATGTTATAAAATACCTGGATTTTTCAACAGCAAAAAGAAAGAAGATAATAGCAAGAGAAATCGTAGAATTTGTTGGTAAAAATCCTGAATTTTGGAGTTACTATGGAGATTATGATTGGGTGGTCCTCTGCCAGCTTTATGGGCGAATGATAAGCCTCCCAGATACCTGGCCCATGTTCTGTTTTGACCTGAAACAGAGGGTAATGGAAGTAGGAAATCCGAAGCTCCCAGAATTGCCCAACAAGATAGAGCATCATGCCCTTTGGGATGCCAGAGAGATAAAGTTTAGATATGAGTGGGGAGGATATTAGGTGAGAATCCTAATCCTCGCAGACTGCCACGGACGGCCCGAGCTTATAACAAATGTCTTAAATTATGCAAATTACTGTAAAGGCGACGATGTTTTAGTATTTGCTGGAGATATCGTTGATATAGGATACCACGCGGAAGAATGTTTCAACATCCTGGAGGACAATGACGCCGAACTTTTGTGGGGTAACCATGATTTTGCGGCAGTTAATGGACATCCTATCCACCCACAAAACTCATATGATGAGGATTTTTTGGAGAGGTTGCGTAAGATAGACTTTAAAATTGCCTGTTCCTATAATAATATCTTGATTACTCATGCAGGATTGTCTATGGATTTTTATGAGAAGATCGGGAAAGTAGGTGTTCGAGAAGTTGTTAGGGTCGCAAACTCTTTAAATACCAGAGTAGTTTACAACGAAAGAAGTGGGCCTCTTTGGTACAGACCTTCTCAGTTGAATCCACCCGCTCCATTTTGGCAAATTTCCGGACACACGCCTCCGGGGTACATGAAATATATAAAAGATAGAAAACCCTTCGAAAAGTTTATCATGATCGACCCATATATTAATAAGGGATTTGAAAAGAAAGGAAGATTTAGATATGCGGAAATAACAGATGGAATAAAAATTTTTGATTCGGAGGAAATATGAAGAAAGAGGTAGGAATTCTCTATAAGACTGTATGCGACGTATGCGGCGCGGATGTTGAAAATGACACTGTTGGAATGAAATGCGATGTGTGTAAAAAAGATTTTTGTAAAAAATGTCGATGGACCATCTGGTATGCTTCATATGGGGACATCTATTCGGACGAGACTTTAGCTGTTTGCAATAAATGTAATGAGAATCCACCCAAAGAAATCAAAGATATCGCGGACCAAATGTATTCTTTGTGCGAAATGCGCCAAAAAAGCCTTGCCTTATACAATTCGATAGAAGAAAAGATAAGAGGGGTGAAAAAGGATGGATAATTGGACCCCAGAAGAATACGATCCCATTGCCGATATAAAGGCTATGAAAGAAAAGATGAATAAACCCAATACTGAATACTGGGAAAGACGGGCTGAGATAGAAAAAGCGCTCGATTGGGCAACAAATCAGTTGATTAAGTCTGGAATGAAGCCGGAAGAAATCGTGGCTCTATATGTGAAGTATGGTATTTGGCCGAGGTAAATATGTATCTATACAAAATCGGTTATTACTCTCCGGAGGATAGTAGTTATACAGAAATGCAACACAGAGAAAGGTTTACGGCAGAAGAATTAAACACTCTCGTAGTTCGCGCAATAGAGCGGGTTTTGCGGGGCGCTTTAGAAGGAAAATATGACCCGTTTTTACATTGTGAAGGTCCATCTTATTCCGATATAGACAAATATGTAATAGAAGAATTAAAAGAAGATGGATTCGTTCCAGTAGAATATACAGAGCGTTGGGACGTTTTTGGATGGCCTTCCTTAACCCGTGATAACGATTGGGACGCAGGCACAGAAGATAAATTCTTGCTAAAAGAAATTCTCAAAAACCTATCTCCAGAATTAGTATCCAAAATCAATAAAAAAGTAATAGAAAACAACAAGAGGGAAGACGAAGAATTAGATCGTTGGGTAAGGGAAAATGGACTTGATCGAAGCTAAATTTGGAACTCCTACGGGGTTCAAAGAAAGAGTATTGGCTATCCTTACGGATAGTTCTACTTCTCTCAGAACCAAGCTCTCTGTTCTCGGGTTCAATTGGGTTCCTCTTGGGAATTTCTGGGCCAGGGGCGGAGAGCTACAACCCCATGTAGTCAAAGTATTGGAATCTTTTGGGATACAACCCTCTCAGGCCGTAAAAGACGAATACAATCAAAAAATATTGTATAAATCTCCAAGGATTTTTGAGCCAAACTTCCGCTCCGATATGCTCCTAGACTACCAGAGAGATTCCCTGGATTTCTGTATAAAATCAGGATCAGGAATTGTAGCCCTGGACATAGGACTTGGAAAGACCCCTACTGCTATCGGATATGCCGACCATCTAGGCTTGAAGAATCTGGTGGTTTGTCCAGCCTCTTTAAGATCTCAGTGGTATTCAGAATTATCAAAATTCAATTATAAAGAACCCTCTAAGATGGTTATAGATGGAACCAGAGCAAAAAGAAAACAACAGTGGAAAGAGTCGTTTAATTACCAGTATGTTATCTGTAGCTATGACCTTTTAAGACAAGAGGTAGACTTGGCTTCTGCCAAGTCTTACCTGCAAGGCGGACTTCTTATCTGCGACGAAATTATGAGGGTAAAAACCTCCAGCTCTCAGAGGACCAAAGCAATCAAAGACCTTCGGAACTCTGCTTTGTATGCCATAGGTCTTTCTGGAACCCCAGTAGAAAATAATCTTGCAGAATTTTATACAATTCTTAATATAGTTAGTCCTAACTTTATTCCATCCTACGAGAGATTTGCAGAGCTTTTCCTTGTCCGCGAGCTGCGGCAGGGGCACAATGGGCGATCTTACTGGCAAATATTGGGAGAAAAGAATGTAGACGAATTCAGAGATTTGATAAAACCTCTGGTCATAAGAAAAGAAAAGCGAGAGTGTCTCAGCCTTCCTCCTGCCTCTACTGTCATCAGAAAGGTAGAGCTTTCCAAGGAACAAAAGAGAATAGAAAAGAGACTTCTGGAACTCGCTAAAGAGGACCCCGATAATGTCCTGAAATACTTTACGTATGCCCGCGAGAACGTGATTTCTCCCGATCTTGTGCCAATTAAAGTTCTGGAACAACCGATGGGTCTATCTTTGTGGGGAATCGACGAGCCTTTGGAATATGCCCCATCTAAAGTAGAAGAATTGCTATCGGGAAAAATCCGTCCCGATCAGATAGAATTGACTCCGCGATTGCAGGAAGTTTCTGATATTATCTGCGAGTCTGGGAGAGAAAAGCTTATAATCTATTCACCCTATGTTAAGTCTTTGGAAGTCATTAAGCGCTGTATCCTAAAAGAACCCTGTTCTATGCTAATCGGCGGCTGTAATGTAACCGACGAGTTAGATAAGTTTAAAAATGAGAATCGCATTCTCTTAATGAGTTCTGCGGGAGAAGAAGGACACAATTTACAAATAGCTTCACTGATGCTGGTAATCTCAAAACCTTACAATCCAGCAAAGCTCTCGCAACTTTTCGGGAGGATTGAAAGAAATGGACAAAGCCACCCGATGACGTTTTACGAATTAAGAAGTCCGAGCCTTATAGAAGCAAGGATCAATAAAATCCTGGAGAAAAAAGAAAAGTTATCAGAAAAAGTATTGGCAAAGAGAGTGATGGAATGAACGAGATGAATGAAGTGAGCGAAATTATAGACCTATTAAAGGATCTGGGGTTTTCTCAGAATATGGCTACTGTGCTTTTATTCCTTAGCGCTAAGAACAAAAGCACCTCTAGAGAAATAGAAACAGAATCAAATCTCCGCCAGCCGGAGGTAAGCGTCGTCCTAAGAACCATGAAAGACAAGGGTTGGGTAGAAGAAGCTCCAGGGGAGAAAGACGGAAGGGGAAGACCTACAAAAGTCTATTATTTAAAAATCTCTCTACAGGACATCATGAGAGAGATAGAAGTCGCGAAGGAGACAGAATACTCGCGCACAATAAAGAATATGGAAAGGGTAAAACGACTTTTATCGACGTAGAGTTCCTTGTTTAGTTTTATTAAACTTTTGTATGAAAACATTTTACCAGAGATTCTGGCGTGGGAAAATCCTTAAATAAGAGAACTTCTATATGCGTATTTTGGAGGGATTGATATTAACTCAGATTTTGAGAGGCGGGAGAGTTTATGAGTAGTGGCTCAAAAAAAGAGTTTTCTAGTCTGGTTGGAGAGTTCTCTTTTAAAACAACTGGAGAACCTGGGCTTGAATTTGTAATCAAAGAGAATGTGATAGAAAATATTTTTTGGAAATACCGGCTGGCTACCTGTAAGGATGGGGAGTCAAAAGGTTGGGAAATGAAGGTGCCGTGGTTTTCATGATCGACGATACTATTTTGACTCTTTTTGGGTTTTGTTTTGGATTTGTTTTAACTTGTAGGATCGGAAAGGACGAAGCGGGAAGTCCCCATCCTTTAGGGTGGGGATGAAAGCGGAGTCCTTTCCTTTGTTTCTGCTCACCGATAACTATTTAAGGTAATAATGGGATATGTGTATTTTGGCAAAGCCTATGAAATACAAACTCGATAGATCTGCGCACTCCGTGTACTCACTTCACTATCACTTAGTGGTAGTCACCAAGTACCGGAGGAAAGCACTCTATGATGAAGCGATTCGCGAGAGGCTAAAGCAGATCATTTGGAGTTTGGCGGATGAACTTGGAATAGAAATTCTTGCGCAGGAACCAGCCGAAGATCATATCCATATATTGTTCACAGCAACGCCCACAACCAACTTATCCAACGTCGTGAATGTAATTAAGGGGGTCACTGCCAGGAGACTCCGACAAGAATTTCCACAAACCAAAGAGTTCCTTTGGGGAGACTCGTTTTGGTCAAATTCCTACTTCATTGCCAGCACCGGGCAGGTCTCTCTCGATGTTCTAATGCAATATGTGGAATCTCAGATGGAGAAAGTATGATTGTGAGCTACAAGTATCCCATCTTCCCGAACAAGATCACTCAATGGAAGTTAGCGGAGAATTTGGATGCTTGTAGATGGCTATATAACCGGATTCTCCAAGACCTGAATGATGCTAAAGAGAAAGGCATCAAGCTCAAGACATATGATACGCAGAACATGATCCCATCTCTGAAGCTTGAGAATCCGAAACTGAATCGGGTCTATTCCAAAGTCCTCCAGATGGTGAATTATACTCTTTGGTCTAACATCAAAGGGCTCGCAGCGTCTAAGAAGAATGGTCGGAAGATAGGACATATTCGCTTCAAAGGGTATGGATGGTATAACACCCTGAATTACAACCAATCCGGCTTCAAAATCGATCAAGATCATGGCATATTGCATCTATCCAAAATCGGAGACATGCGGATCAAGATCTATCGAAAGATCGAAGGATGCATCAAAGCCGTCATAATCAAGAGAGAAGGCGAGAGATGGTTCGCCATAGTCCAGGCCGATCAGGAACCACAGCCGTTATCAGAAACCGAGGAAGCAGTGGGTCTGGATGTCGGTTTGACGTCTTTCGTGGTTGATTCTGAGGGCAATGAGATAGAGAATCCAAGATGTGCCGAGCAATCGGCTGATAAACTGGCAAGGCTGCAACGAAAGCTAGCCAGAGCTGTGAGGGGATCGAATAATTATAGGGCCATCAAGGATAAAATCGCTAAGCTGCATAAGAGAATCAATTGCCAGCGAGACGATTTCCTGCATAAGTTATCTCGGACATATGTCAATAACTTTGATATCATCTGTGTTGAGGATCTTGATGTCAAAGGTCTGAAAGAGAAAGGCCATAATAATGGTATGCATCGCAGCATTCATGATGCATCCTGGTCGAAGTTCATATTCATGCTTTCGTACAAGGCTCAAAGTGCTGGTCGGAAGCTGATAAAAGTAGATCCCAGGAACACCACTCAAAGGTGTTCTGCTTGTGGAAGCATCGTAAAGAAAGATCTGTCGATACGAGTACACGAGTGCCCCTATTGCGGATTCTCATGTGATCGAGACTATAATGCTTCCAGAAACATACTCATCACAGGGATGGAACAGCCCGTAGCGCCCATAGAACCAAAACCTCTACATCACATATCAGTGATGCAAGTTTTGGCGATGACGTGGGAAGCCGCGCCCTTCAGGACGCGGTAGTTCACAGACGCAACAATTGAGGTAGAAGGGTCCGGTTATCAAATGTTTTTTCCAAAGGAGTGGTTAAAGGTGATTGGGAGGGAATGAAGTGAATTATGCATCCATAGAAATGTTTCCAAATAATTTTGTAGTTACTGTTTTTGATGAAAATGGGATTTTTGTTGATTCTTTCTCTTTTATGAATTTCGAGTCTAACGATTCTATAAAAAGATCCCTTGAAGAAATTGAAGATAAATATGATATAAAGCGATGGGTTTCTTCACAGGAAAGAAAGATAGCCTTTGAGAGGAATCCTAATATACTTTATTATTCTCAAGATAGAAAGAAAGCTTATCGGAAGACGATGAGATTATGAGGAATTCCCAATGCTCTTTTTAGAAGATCATTCGACTAAATCTATAAAAGTAAATTCGATCTCTTCCGCATATAGAAATGCTCTAAAGACTATTATATACAATGGAACGAATTTTAATGACGAGAGGGGAGACAAGATGAGGGTCTTTTACAACCTCTCTATTACTATTAGTAATCCTCTAGAAAACTTAGAAGAGTTGGAGGAGATGAATAAAAAAGGGTCGATTCCATATAACCGAGAATTCCTCGATAATTACGCAAATCAATTAATTTATGGAACTTCGAATCCAAAGTTTAAAGAAGTTAAATACACCTTATCAAAGAATGGGCTTTTATATAGAATATTAAATCATATAGATTTTTTAAAGAAATGGTTAAGCAATTCCAGTCTAATAAATAAGATAATTCTGGTTCAAGATGTTCGCCCGCTTCCCGATGAGGATTTAGGTTTTGTCTATACTTACTTTGAGCGTCTCCGAAAAAGATGGTCCAGGCTTGCGAAAGTAACATTTCAATCTTTTGAAAACGATAAAATTGTAGATTCCGAGAAGATGGACCAGATAGAAGAAGTCATTAGACTTTTAATAAAAAGTCCGATGACTCGCAGGGCAGTAGCAACTACCTGGATTCCATCTGTAGATCTGCGAAGCTCTGAGGTTCCTTGTCTTAACTGGCTTAAATTTTATAACACCGGAGTTTTAAATCTTAGTGTTGTGTTTCGATCTCACGATATTTTTGGGGCCTACATATCTAACCTATACGGCCTTTCAAGGTTATTAGAATACGTATCAATCAGAACTGGTATAGAGATGGGCTCTTTAACAATTTTCTCTGCTGACGCCCATTACAATACGCTTTTTGAAAAAGATGTTTTTAGAATTGTGGAGGATGCATGAAAATAAAAATGGATCATCCCGCCGTTAGGGATTTTTGCACAAAGCTTCTTCAGAGGCCAGTAGAAATTTCTGCTATGGAAATTTCTCAATCTCTTTTTAAATGCCAGAGATGTGGAGGTTGCTGTACCAAGATGAACGGAATAAGCGCCCAGAAAGACGACGTTAAAAAGATGGCTAAGGAGTTAAAACATAGCTATAACTGGGTTATGTCTAATTATGTAAAGAACGGACTTATAAGAGGAACGTCCGAATCTTCACCTGGGGCAGCGGACGGAAGATGTCCATTTTACAAAGAAGGCTGTACGGTTTACAAAGGAAGGCCCATCGTTTGTCGCCTGTTTCCGCTTATAAACTTTGAAAATGGGAAGCTGAAGCCCCATTGGTATGATGACTGCCCAGGAACAAGAGAGCTGGTCCAAAAAATTTATGATTACAAAATGAAACATCCGGAATTGCCAGAATATTCAAGAGAAGAAATAGCAGCCGTAAACGCCCTGCGAATTATGGCCCATTTGAATATAATGGAGGGCATTGGACAAATCAAAAGATACGGACCCATCAAGAAATTGTGGCCCAAGTGGGACTTAAATATTCATCACGGAATCGAAGATGCAGGTATTGATTTCCTTGCGCGAAGTATATCGGTTGAAAATTTAGAGAAGTTTCTGGAGGAGAAGAAATGAAGACTACTGAAGTTCTCGGAATAGCATTTGGAATTGGCGGTTTTTTGTTTCTGTATGGTATATATGAATATTGTTCGCCAATACTTAATAATGCCGGAGAAGACATAAAATGGATTTGGTTTGGACTCGGACTTTTTTTGTGGTTTGCCTTTGCCTTCATTATGGGTAACGAGAATTGGCGATAGGAGGTTTTCTATGATAGGCACCATCTACGGCTTGTATGAAGAAACTTTTTACGCATACGACTCTGAGGACCATTTTATCTATGGAGTGGGGGAGAGCGAAGAAGAAGCAATAGAGGATCTTAAAGATAGACAGGAGAAGAGGACGGAGGTTTTTACCGATTTTACGAAACTTGAGATTTTTAAAACTCCGGAAATGAGATGGAAAATGGCCTGTTATATTGCCAGACATTGGGAAGAGGTTCAGAAGTATCTTGAAAAGTACGATACTATCTTTGTGACCGGAGCCAAAGTTACTGTTACGGGTGGAATAAATGTTTAACCAACCGTAAGATTTAAATAATATCAGAAATATTATTAGAGATTGTCCGAGGGGCTCAATCCGTTCTGCCATCTCCCTCCTTGCACCTCCGTCCTAGCGGCTTGTACCTCCTCCTCCAAGCCATGCCTCTTCCCCTCGGACCTTTTCTAAAGTTTTATTCTTTTTGGAGATGATTAAATGGACGTTAGCGAGACAAAACAATGCAAAATTCGTTACTACAAAGTAAAATGCGACATCTGCGGAGATATCGTCAAAAATCCCGGTCATCCCGTTTTTTGTAGGAGAAAATGTGACCTTTGCGGGAAAGACCTTTGTGATAGTATTAAATGTGGTGAGACGGCGCTGTATGATGACAAGGACGGGGATATTGCAGCACTAAGGTTCTGTGTTCCTTGTTTGGAAAACCATGAGGGAGAAGTAAAGGCCCGTCTTTTATCGGTTGGTTATTTCCACTATTCTTCTTTTTTCTGAAGAGACTTAAACGGGCAAATCGCCTAAGTCTGCCGACAACTATTTATTCTAGTACATCATTTTACAGGATAACCTCTTTTAAGCAAGGATTTGATGGTTATGACAAAGAAAAACGATTTCGACCTAGAGGGCGCTATCCAGCGCGGCGTAGATGCAACCGGCTTGAAGAAAGATGTTTTTATGGATAAGTATTCTGAAAAGCTGGCTGGACTTAAGGAGAAGGGAACCAAGCCCTTTAATCTCAAGGTAGCTGGAAAGGATACGGTTCTTTCACTGGAGGAAATGGCGGTTAATCAGGTAATTGCCTGTGAGAGAGCGGCATCAAAGGGAGACACAGAAATTATATTTTATCTGGAGTCTCAAGACGACGCAAGGCTTACAAAGAACAATAAGGCTTTTTCAAACCTATACCTGATTGTTCCGGTAGGAAACAACACAGATTTGTTCCATACGGAACCTAAGACGGAGGGTTGCGTTCGCATAAGGGCAACTCACTGGTCTAATAAGTCTTTCAGGCCAGGATTCTACAGAGGAAGGATCAATAAGTCTATCCGGGACGGATATACAAACTACGGAATCAATGACGTGGGACCAACAGAAAGGAAGTTTGAGGTCCCTAAAATCGCGGCGGGAGCACCGTTTAAGATCCTTGCGGCTTATGATCCCAAACCTGTTATGAGAAACGTAAAGGACGCAGACGGAGAAGTTTTAAAGGACGAGGACGGCAAGTTTGTAAAGGAGCCCGTTTATAAGAAGGATAGAGACGGAATGCTTACAGATAAACCCCTTATGTCCAGGTCTCTTGAGGTCCTTGTCTTGAATCAGGATGGCACAACCTCTCCCCGAACAGTAAGTACAGTTTTCGACGAATGGATGGAGCACAAGGTCGATTATGGAGCAACCTACAAGGGAATGTTCCGCGAGAATGGCCCGTATTGGAACCTGAACAGTAAGCCAACTACTAGCAGCGAAAAGGTCGAGCTGGGAGACAACATTGCGGCTGATACTCTTGCCGACCTTAACGGAATCAGAGCTTATAGCGGAAAGTTTGTCAAGCTCCAGCCCATGTTCGGAGATGCGATTGTGGAGATCAAACAGGTTCCAGAGAAGGGAACAAAGATCGGATATACTACAATTTCTGACATGGCAGGAGGCTCAATCAACATAATTGGGGATTCTACAGTCTTTGATTCTGTAACAAACGAGAAGGGTAATCTGGCGGGGATAGTGCAGGTAATTGGAAAGGTGTTCATTAACAAGGAGCGGGACACTCCTGGAGTCCGGGTTTATGCGATAAAGGACATAAGCTCGGGGATGCCCGCAGAGCCCGTTCAGATTGTCGAGAAGGTAGCTGCTACCGGGGAAGATGAGAACTGGTAGAGACTCCTCTTGACTATTTTTTATACGGATTTGATGGACATGGCATCGCACTATAAAGTTGTCGTTGAGGTAAGCGATGAGGGGAAATTTTCTACATCAGAGGAAATTTCTGGGACTGGTATGGAGACAGGAGTTGGAGACGCAATGAAATTAGCAGCTCTAAAAGTTATCATGAATAGTCAGAGTTGGTGGGAAAAGAAATCTTTTCTGCATACCATTAAGGTAGATTAATATTTTTGGTGATTTACATGGATCAGAATCTTTTAGACATTATCAAGGAAAATGCTGAGACACTACGCAATACTGCTCAGATGCTTCATAACGTAGCGCAGAGTATGGTTTCTGCCGAGAGCGACAAGGACACTGCAAAGAAGATTGTCCAGATTGAGGGATATCTTGAGCTTGTCGGACACGGAAAGAGGGATGTAAATAAGGCTCGGAAGGCCATTGCTCAGGAACTTAATATGTTGGACGGGATAGGGGAGAACTAAATGTTCGTCCCTAAAAATCCTATTTTACTCCCGAGACCGAAAAGAGTCACATGCCCAAAATGTGATGAATCCTGGATCTGGAGGACATGGTACAAAGGATCGAAAAGAGCAACCTGTAGTAGATGTAAAATTTCTGTAGTCCCTATCCCTTCCGAAGAAAAATCGTCCCGACTCATTAAGTGTCCTTATTGTGGAAGATTTCAATGGTATTCGGGAGACAAGAAAAAAACGAGCTGCACAAATTCTGACTGTGGAAAGAAGAATATTACAGTACGAGAAATTTCTAAAGAAGAGTTAATGGAGACCTTAGAAAAGCATAAATACGATTTTTCCGAAGAAGAGGATAAATATTACGGCAATATACTGTCGGAAATGTAGGAGGTCTTTTCTTGGAATCTGTTATTTGTCCTTTTTTAAAGAACCAATGCGTTCCAAACTGCGCTTTGTATAACTCAAAAGCAGGAAGATGTTATCTTTGTTCCCTTGAAAAGGTCTCTGTTTCTCTTGAAAGACTAAACTCCCATCTCTATGAGGTGACCCATGCCAGACAAATGGACCTCTGAAGAGGATGAGATTCTTAAGGAACTCTATGGAAGGGTTCCATTAAGAACCGAGATTCAAGAGAAACTATGGGGCCGATCCGAGAGCCAGATTATAAAGCGAGTTAAGGAATTGGGACTGACTCATGGGGTTTTGGAATATATGAAACATTATTCTCCCGAAGATACGGAGTATCTCCGAGAGAATTATGCGCAAGCTCCGTGGGAGGAAATCCTTGAGAGACTGGGACGAAGCAAGAAAAACATTATTTATAAAGCAAACAGAATGGGACTAAAAAGGAATAGAAAACAACATTAAATCTCTTTTTAATAAATTTTATTGGACGGTGAATAAATGGACCTTAAAACTCTTTCTTCTGAAATTAAAGCCTGTCAAAAATGCGATCTCTGTAAAACTCGGACGAACACCGTTACTGGGCGAGGGTCTCCAAATCCCGACATCGTTTTTATAGGTGAAGCTCCTGGAGCAGACGAGGACGCTCAAGGCAAACCCTTTGTCGGGAGATCTGGAATGCTTCTTGATAGATGTATCCGAGAGAATGGAATAAAGGATTACACAATTTTAAACATCATAAAATGTCGCCCTCCGGAGAACCGTAAGCCTACTACTGAAGAAATAGAGGCTTGTAAACCCTGGCTTGAACAACAGTTGGAGTTACTGAACCCAAAGATAATTGTTTGTCTGGGAGCTACTAGCCTGAACTTCTTTTTTCCAAACAAGAAGATCTCGGAGTCCATAGGACAAACTTTTACGGAAGGGGACCGGAGATACATTGGTCTGTATCATCCATCTTATTGTCTCAGAGGAGCAATAAAAATTGAGGATTACATAAAATCCTTCGAGCGTGTAAACTTTTTTCTTAAAAATAGACAAATGGAAGGCGAAAGGGAAGCCCTTACACCTCAGCCCAGTCCTTTGAGCCCTCCCATCGCTCCCGAACCACAAATACCTCAAAGAAGCAAAATCCCTTCGGGACTTCCGGGAGAACCAGCGGGACTCGGGACCTTGAAGACCTCCGGTCCTCAAAGTTACATCCCCTTGCATCTTCATACCGAGCGCGGGAGCGTAGGAGACGTTTTCCGTACCGACGACGAACTGGCAGAGGATTTGGTACAAAAGGGCTTCTCTGCCTGTGCCTGTACCGATCACGGATCTCTTTCCGGTCTGTACTATTTCCAAGAAGCTCTTAAGAAAAGAAATATTAAGCCTATCCTCGGAATTGAGTGTTACATAAACGAAGGACCCCGAGAGGCAAGCCATCTTGTCCTACTTGTTAAGAACGAAGTGGGTTACAAAAATCTTCTCAAGATTCATACATTAAGCAAGAAAACTACCCACAAAATATTTAATAAAGTTTATCAGAAGATTTCTATTGATGATATTTGCAAACATGCAGAAGGACTTATTTGTTCTTCTGCATGTATTTCTGGAGTGTTGGCCCGCAGGTGGAAGAGGGGTGAACCAGTAGATAGTGTCATAAACAAACTGCATTCCGCATTCGGAGACGACTTTTATCTGGAGCTGCAACCCAATAGGCTGAAGGAATCTGGCGCAGATCAAGAGAGATATAATGAATTTATTCTTTCTCTCGCAAAGAAATATAACCTAAAGTGTATAATCACTACCGACTCTCATTACAATTCTCCGGAAGATAAGCACTACCACGACCTCGTAAAAGCCATCAACTACCGGAAAACAATCAATGATAGGATAGGATTCGGAGACGACACTTTCTGTAATCTAACAACCGAACAAATTGATAATCTATTAAAGTCAAACCATCCTAAAGTTTATCCTCTCCGAGAAGAGCTTTATAAAAACACTCAAGAAATTGCCGACAAATGTTCTTTTGAATTGCCGTTAAATTTGGGGGATACTTTGATCGGAGACGAAAAGGAAGCTCAACAAAATATTCTTTCACGGCTTAATATCGAGAAATACATCCAAGAGAACGGATATGATCCGCAAGTAGTAAACGAAAGGGTTCAAAAAGAGCTGGATCTTATTTTCAAGAGAGGATTCGCCAAGTACTTTGATAAAGTCCTCGATATGTGTGATTTTGCCGACGAGACGGGAATTCCTCGCGGGCCGGGAAGAGGCTCAGTAGGCGGCTCACTAGTCGCTTATTTGTTAGGAATTACAAAGGTAGATCCTTTGAGGTTTAATACTCTATGGGAGCGCTTTTTGTCTCCAAGCAGAACTCCCGATATTGATATGGACTTCTCTGCGGCTAAAAGAGAATCAATAATTGCGCATCTTAAATTGAAATACAATAATCCAAACGTGGTCCACATTATTACTTTTAACGAGTGGTCTGACAAGAGCATAGTAAGGGATGTTGGACGGGTTTATAATGTCCCCTTGTCCGAGATAAACAAGTTCACAAAGGAACTCTCTACAAAGACCGCAGAGACACTCAAAATTGAGGACGTTATAATCACTTCCGAAATCGCAGCGGAATTTGCTAAGAAGTACCCCGACGTAATAGATGCGGCCCTGAGAATGAAGGGAAAAATCCGGCATATTGGAATGCACGCGGCAGGAGTAGTAATCTGCAAAGATCTGGAAAATACTATTCCAACAGAATTATACGACAAAGAAGAGGCTAGAAACAGCCTAATATGCTCCTGGGAAAAAGACGCTCTGGAGAAGTTGGGAATTATTAAGTTTGACGTACTGGGGCTCTCGATTTTGGATGTAATAGACGAGTGCCTAAAAAGCGCTGGACTAACCTGGAAAGACCTACCAGAAGATTTTGCAGATCCAAAAGTGTTTGAGTTCTTGAAATCTGGAAAAACGGCTGGGATATTCCAATTTGGATCTCAGTTAGTTTCAGATTATTTGAGGAAACTGAATCCTGATAAGTTTGAGGACCTAGTAGCAACTAACGCTTTGTGCCGTCCAGGACCTTTAAATTCCGGGATGAGCTTTGATTACATAGATCGAAAAGGAGGAAAAGAGTGGGATTACGACCATCCTAAGTTGGAACCTATTGCAAGGGACACCTATGGAATCATTGCCTACCAAGAACAGATAATGAGAGTCGCTCATGAGATCGGCGGGTTCTCAATGGTAGAATCGGAAAAGTTCCTAAAACTGGTAGCGAAAAGTAAAGGCCGGGACGCAATTAAAGAGAAAGAAGACCAGTTTTTACAGGGTGCTCTAGCAAGTGGATTTACAAAGGAACAATTTGTAAATTTATTTGAAAAAATATTAGAGTTTGGACGCTATTCCTTCAACCTAAGTCACTCTGTAGAATATTCTATGCTTGGATATTTTACATCTTGGTTAAAGCTTTACTACCCAATCGAATTCTATACCGCCCTCATAAACTCCGAAAAGGACGAAACCCTGTCTCTTGCATTCGTAAAAGAAGCAATGGACTCTGGAATAACTATCAAGCCTCCAAGTATCGAATCTCCATCCGAACTTACATCTTTTGACAAAGAAAGAAATATAATTTATCTCGGATTAAACAAAGTAAAAGGAATCGGCCCAGAGGAAATGAAAAAAGTTCTGATCGCTGGAAAGGACTTTGGAAAGCTCCAAAGAATTAAAAAGAATATATTCCAGACTCTCGTAGAGATTGGCTATATGGATTCTGTAGAGAGGAACAGAAAACAATTACTGGAAGGAAAAGAGCTTAGTAAGAATACTCTGTGGGCTTGGTCCACCGAGCCCAATACAACGGGCGATTGGTCAGAGGAGGAAAGGAATTTCAGACTTAGAAAGCATCTCCCCTGGCCCAGGTCGTTTGATGAGCTTCCTGAAATTGGATACGATCAATACAGAAAGAAGCTCAGTACTCTAAAAGAGGAGACAGTAGAAAACAAAGCGTTCCTATCCGTAGGATGGGTTTACGACTTTAAAGCCTATAACAATGCTACGGGGACCTCATATACTCTAAATTATGAAGATGGGACAAATAGGGTAATCTTGAACATGTCTGCACCGCTCGCCAGGAGACATAACGATATCTTGAGCAAAATCATCTCTGGGGAGCAAACAGATCCTATAATGGTCTGTGTCCATCCCTATTTTATGAATAGAGGAAAGATCGAAACCCGTGATGGTAAACTATTAATACTATGGATGGGTAATCTTGGAGAAGAGGTTCCGAAAAACATTCTGCGAGGATTAGAAGGGAATACGGACAATCTACAGGAGAAGGAGTACTTAATCACCAACATCAGTTATGGAACAAGTAAGGCGGGAAACAACTTCTCCTCTGTAGAATGTGTGAACAATATAGATAATGTGACCTACGGTGCGATCATGGAACGAGGGACTATTTTGCCAGGATACGGATCGGTTATAAAGGGAAGATGGAATGACACAGGAAGAGGAGTGTTTTGGAAAGCGGAGGGATAGAGATGAGAACCTGTATAACCTGCAAGCACTGTAATAAAGGGCATTCCAAGCCAGAATTTTGGGAGTGTCGGTCTCCCCAAAAAATGTATTGTAACGAGTCGCTTGGAGCAAAAGTCGCAATATCCAACTATTGTGATAACCTTCGTAAAGAAACTTTTTGTGGGAGAACAGTTTGTGGACCTGATGGGGATTGGTATAAACCAATTCCAGAAAGAGAGTCCTTTATTAAAAGAATTAAAAAGTTGTTCGGAGAAAAACAATGACTCCAGTTTTTTCATACAAGCAAGTAATCGTAGTCCGCGAAGACATAAAAATGTCTCCTGGTAAACTCGCCGTCCAGGTAGCTCATGCTTCTGTCGGAGCGATTTTAAAACCCGTTCAGGAAGAAGAATTCAATATGTCTATAACGCCCTGGTTTGACGAGGGCTTCCGGAAAATAGTTCTTAAAGTTCCAGGAAAGAAAGAGCTATATGAGTTAATGTGCGAATGCTTGGAGCAGAAGGTCCCTTACTTTGCGGTTAAAGATTTTGGACTTACGGAGCTGGAGCCGAATACTTTGACCTGTATAGGAATCGGACCTGAATTGAACGAAAAGATTGATAAGATAACTAAATCCTTAAAATTATACAAGTGATATAGCCATGTGTACCTTTATCGCAAGCACCGGATTCTATCTAAAGAAGAAGGGGGTATCATCCCTTCCCAAATTGCCGGGACCCATACGCGGTTACCCGAGAGGAATAGTAAAGCGCCTAGCATCAGAAGGCATAATTGCCCCTCAGAATGATAGCACCAAAAATAGGACATGGGCACCTGGTAAGAACTGGCAAGCAATGACAAAATGGTGGGAGAGACATGAATATTGAAGAAGCAAAACTTATAGAAGGAATCTGTAAAAGTTGCGGAAATCCTTGTAAGTACTTAGAAGGAGAATACGAAATTTGCGATGAATGCTATTTTACCAGTTGCGAAAGATGCGCTTATGATAACAATAACTATGAATGCATGATGCAAATCATTCCAGAAGAAATGCTGGATAGATTGATAATGGAAGGCTATCTACCCAACTGCAAGAACAAAAAAGTGTGCATCTCGACCTCGTAGGAGAATACATTTATGGATAACTCACAAAAATGGAATTATCTATCTAAAGAGTCTAAGGTTTTGTTGGAAATTCATGTCCAAAACACGAAGGGGATGGTTCCGCATTTTAGTAGCCTGGCAAAAAGTCTAGAAAGCAAAGGATTAGACAGGATAAGTCTTCACCACGCACTAGACAACTTAATTGATATGGGAGCAATAAATGCATCTTGGAATAAAACAGATAGAACGTGGGTAAGAGAATTTTCGATAGATAAAAACAGTAAAGAGTTTATTGAAGCTCTCTATAAAAATATGTTCGAATAATTATGTCTCTCGACTCCATAGACCCCAACTTCACCCAGGATCTTCTCGACTCGGATAAGAGCGTTTGGGTCGTTGCTCAGAACTTACGACTTAACGGCTATACTGTAACTCTTCCTCCCATATCCATCCGGCCCAACACCACTCTTATCAAGGAGTACGCAGATTCGGGAGATCTTTTAGTTGGAACAGATATAATAGAGATAAAACAACGTCCAGATTTAGATTTTAATTCTACGGAAGAGTTTCCGTACTCAGATATAATAGTTGATGTTAAACACCACTATGATTCGTTAAAAACCCCTCCTAAGTACTATCTCATCTGTAATTCGAGCCTTAAAGGGGCTATTGTAGTCTCGAATAAGACACGAAATTTCTGGACAGAATCTACAAGGTGGGACAGAAAAAGAGGGCGAAAAAGGACGTTTTATTTGGTTTCTCTCAAGCTCTGCCACTACTGGAAATTTGGAGAAACTCCGAAGTTTAACTTACCCTGCGAGCAACCTCTTCTACAATAGAAGACGGGTCTTTCCCTTTCTCGATTTGTTCCATTTTATGTTTTATGTCATCGTCAATCGGAGCCTGAACTTTTTGGCCTTCTTCTATCTCCGGGTCCTCATCGAAATTTTCTAGTCTGAGGCCCTGCACAACAGAATTGAGCCAAGCGCGGTATTCGGACGTTGTGACCTTTCCAAATGTAACCGCAGTATCCATAATTTTTGCTTCTATCTCGATATCTCTAGCCGCGATAGGAGCGGGAATCATTTCATACTTGTAACCCTTCTTTTTATATCCATTAACGTCCAGAAGGTAGTTTCCAAGTTGATTAGTAGCCCAT